CTCAAGCTTTACGGAATACTCTAAAGAAGCATTGGATTTTGACCGTGATACTTTTACGCTCACTCTTGATTCTATTATTCCTAACGGGATAAGATTAGGGCGCGGGACTAAAGATAGTGTTAGGTTAATTGTTAAAGACGACCTAACCGGGCTTATAGATCACAAACTTTTCGTAATTGGTTTTAAACATATTGAATAGGAAAAACTATGTTAAGAATAAAAAACAAACTTACAGTATTTCACGACGCTAATAGTGTTTTTAGTGACTATTCTAGAGAGGCTTTAGATTTTGACCGTGATAGTTTCACAACAACACTAGACGCCTCAACCTCGTACTTATACATTGGTTTCTATAAACCTATTAATGCTTACTATGTTGAACTAGGAACGGCCAACACAGAGGCGGGAAGTTTCGCGGGTGAATATTATAATGGTTCCTCATGGGTTTCTATTACCAATATGTATGACGAAACTAATTCATTCACTAGAAGTGGTTTCATTCAGTGGGATAGGGATCTTACTGACGAGGCAGAGGTTGAAATTAACGGGGAAACGATGTTTTTCTATAGGTTCCGCCCTAGTGTTACTCATAGCGCGACGGTTTTAAATGGCCTTAACATAATATTCTCCGACGACACTGACCTTAAAAGAGAATTCTTCGAGGCGTCCGACTTCTTACCTAGTGGGGAAACGTCGCACATACTTACTCACGTTGCTAGTCGTGACCACATTGTTCAGCACCTTAGAAATAGTGGCGCATTCAAAACAGCGTCTACAGGTGAGAAAAAAGACGTAACCGCTTTTGATATTCACGACCTTGCACAAATTAAATTAGCTAGTGCTTACCTTACGCTTTCTAAAATATTCGGTTCCGTTATGGACGACCCGGACGGACTTTATAAAGAAAAATCTAATCAGTTTATGTCAGACTATTCAATGGCAATTAAAACACCTTTTATAGATCTAGACAGAGACGACGACGGGCTTAATGATACAAGCGAAAAGGTTAAACCTAGAACTATAAGGATCATAAGACAATGAGTTCAAACCAAACGTTAATACTTGAGGCTATTCAATTAAGATTCGACGAACTAGCACTAGGACGAACTAAGTTAAAATATTCTTATGACTTAGAGAAAAACGGTAAGCGCGGCGAGAAAAATGCTTATAGTTTTGGAATAGGCGCGGCGGCGGAAACACCGGGAACAATGAAGTCACTGACATTAGATCAAGACTTTTTTGTTATCTTAACTGAAAATTACAATAATAGATCTGACGACGACGGCGAAAAAGCTGCGCTCACTGCAATCTATGACGACCTAGAAACTATTACTAGGGACTTCGCTAATTCAAAACTAGGCGCTCCGGGAATTGTTCTAGTTGTTCAGCAGACTGACCTAGAGGAACCTGAAAAAATAGCAGACGGAACAATTATAGTTAGGGCTAACTTTACTGTTAAGCATAGAGCTACTATCACGGGAACGGCTACCTTACCGGATCCGCCGGCAGTTGGTGAAACATGGAGCGTTTTAAAAGCTTATGATTTCACAGATGCTAACAATACCTTTATGACGGCCCCTATTCGTAACGTTTCAGGCGCAACGACTTTCTCGGTGGCTTGTATAATAAACATCGACATGACTCAAAATCTTTCCGGTAGAAATATTTGGTATTTCTACGGAAAAGAACTTGATGCCTCAGGCGGTAAATTTAGCGGGACGTGGATTAATTCGGCTTTTAGTTTTGGGGTAGGTTCGGCCTCGACAACCTATAGACCTACTAGGGCGGATAAAAATTATCATTTAGTTTTTGTATATGACGGCAATGAATCAGGGACAGACAGAGCAAAGCTTTACGTGGACGGTGTTCATCTTTTAGATGAAAGTTCTGGAACAATACCCGCAGTAATTCCCTCAACTATTATGGACAACAATTGTCATATAGGAACTAGGGAAGGTGACTTAGTTGGTTCCGGTATGTGGGACGATAAAATTATTGAGTTAAGCACCTTTTCAGACGCTTTAACTCAATCGCAAGTGACTAATTTGTATAATGCCGGATCCTATTCAGATCCTACAGCTATTGGAACCTGTACGCACTCTTACTGGTTCGGGGACAACACTTTAGACACATCGGAATTAATTATTGATAATGTAGGCAGCGCAAACATGGGTTGTTCTAATTTTGAAACAATAGATATTATAACTTTATAACCAAGGAAAAAACATGACGATAGGTGTAGTAGTAAATGAAAGTTCAATTTCATTAGTTAAAGAAGTGACAGAGGGAACAGTTGTTACCCCTTCAAGTGGTGCCGACTATCAAGAAGTTCTAGCCGGAACTTTAGAAATGACAAAAACTAGAGAAGAACTTTCTAGAGACACACTTTCTAGCACGACAGAGCAAGAAGCTTCACGCGTAGGAATTCCCGAGGTAACGGGCGCTTTAGGTGTTGAGTTTAGAGCTAGTGCAACAGAGGGAAGTTATCCGCAAGCCCTAGAAGTTTTAACAGAATCTTTACTAGGTGGAAAAAGAACAGCGGCAACAAAAGACACGACAACCGGAAACACATCAACAGTGTTAACGTTTGCCTCACATAGTTATTTAGTTGGTGACATTGTTATGGTTAAAGAGGCCGGGGCTTTTGAGTGTCGTCCTATTTCTGCCGTTGATGCAACAACTATCACATTTCCTTTTGCTTTAGATAATGGAGCGCCGTCAGACGGTGTAACTGTTTCGGCAGTATCAACTTTTTATTCTGACACGGCCAACAGTTCAACTTTTTCAGCGGAACATAATGTAGGTAACGAAATTAAGCAGACAGTAGGCGGACTTAGAACTTCAAGTATGACTTTAGAAAACTGGTCAGCGGGGACAATTCCAACAGCGTCTTTTGCAATGGGCGGGTTATCGCTTGAAAGAACTTCTGCCGCCGGTTCATATACTCCGGACTTTACTGCCGACGCATTACCTCCGGTAGCTTTAGAGGCTTGCCTATGGGTTAACGGAACGTCTGTTTCTTATACTGAACTAGGCTTAAACATTGAGAATGAAGTTAACTTTATGAAAGACGCTTGTCAGGCTAACGGAAAACTAGGATCTAGAGTTACGAGTCAGACAACAACTTTCAACGCGTCAGTTTATTCAGACGATACAACCCTTACAACGTGGGACAATTTCAACGCGAATGACGACGTTTCTATTTTCTTTTATGCTTTTAATCCAAGCGCAACAGCGGGTGAATTCTCAGAGGCCGTTGCGGGTTGGTTACCTCAAGGTAAATTAATTGAACACCCTTTTGCAGACACAGACGGTATAGTTTCAGATAGCTTGGCAGTAAAATGTCATAGAAATCTAGGCAGTGACTCCGTTTTTCTTGGGTTTATGTAGAAATAACTATTGTTCCTATGCGTTGTTAATGATTTAATTTGTTAAACAACACATAGGAGCATTTTCATGGTTAACATTCTAAGGTTAAGTGACAGAGTTAAAGTTAAGGTTGGAAAGGTTACATTTCTTCTAGCGCCACTTTCAAACGACAGAAAAAGAGAAATTGTTTCTTGCACGACTATGAGTGGCGGGACTTCTGTTTTTGATTATGCAAAAGCGCAACACCTCTATATTAAACATTCTTTAAAAGATGTTGAGGGTATTACTACTTATGATAATGAAAAATATGAACTTGATTTTGAGGGTGACTGTTTAACTGACGAATGCGTTTCGGATATTTTTACTATTCCACAAAAACCCGAGCTAGTGTCATGCGCGTGGCAGATTCTAAGCGGCATACCTGATAAGGTTCTTAATGATGAGGGTAAGCCACTTAAAGGCGTTACGTTGGAAGTGATAAGCTCACGGAGCAAGAAAAAATAAGCCGCATCGTTAACCCGATAATAGACGCTTTATGTTTTAAGATCACAACTATTTCAGGCGTTACCGATGCTGACTACATAGAAATTGTTTCAACTTTTATGGTGGCCACTAACCATAATTTCAATTGCACCATGTGTAAGGCGAAATATCCGAGACAACCCGATAAAAGAGACGCAATGTTTAAGCAAAAGAATTGCCGAACTGTTGCGCCTCAACCCTTGTTTGAATATCGCCCTACGCATTCAATGACCGGACACGCTGTTATAAAATACAGCACTTGCCCGCCTAATTTATTCAATTCCGGAACATTAAACTTGATTAACATGGTCAACAGTTTTGCAGAGGGATTAATGCCTTATAGTGGGGGACTATTGGAACAACCCGCGAAGTTTGTCGAGGTTATGGAATTAGTGCATAATTTAAAAGAAGAATACAACACCGAACAAACTAAAAAAATGGACAAATATAATGGCAAACGAGGTAAGCGTTGAAATTACCATTGAGGAAAAAGATGCTTTAAGAGCGTTGACTAAATTGACTCGGGGTATTGATACAACAACAGACAAGGCAAGTAAGGGCGCTAAAAAAATGGACATGGCCTTTGCATCATTCGCGGGCAATCTTGCGGCGGGCGCAGCACTTAAAGGACTTGGGTTAATTACTGACGGCGTGAAAGCCATGGTTTCACAAATTGGAACACTCACAGACGCCGCCAGTGTTCAAGAGGACGCAATAAACGACCTTAATAACGCTTTAGTCAGAGGCGGGGAATTCAGCAAGAAAACGTCTTTAGAAATGCAAAAGTTTGCAAGCGAATTGCAACAGGTCAGTAAGTTTGGTGACGAGGCTATACTTTCACAAATGGCCTTCGCTCAATCAATGGGCGCAACGGGTGAACAATCAAAAACAGTTCTTGCGGCAGCGGCAGATATGGCAAGCGCATTAAACATTGATCTTAATAGCGCCGTCAGGAACATATCAAAAACACTAGGCGGTTACGCCGGGGAACTTGGTGAAGTAATACCGGAACTTAAAAACTTAACAGCGGAACAATTAAAAGCCGGGTTAGGTATTGACCTACTAGCGCAGAAATTCAAAGGCGCGGCAGAGTCACAAATTAGCACGTTCAGCGGAGCAATTGAACAGGCGTCAAACACGTTTGGTGACTTACAAGAAACTTTAGGTTTCACTATCACACAAAGCCCCGTTGTTATCGCAGCAATTAAAGGTTTATCAAAAGGCGTTCTTGCACTAGACGGAATAGTTAAAGAAAATTCAGAGACAATAAGAAGTTACGCAGAGGGTGTTTTAATTGGTGCCTTAACAGGTGGTATAAACTTCGCGGGACAAGCTGTTATAAAATTCAACGCTGTTCTAGTATCAACAAAAAACTTTATGAACTTCCTAGTAGACGGATCACTTGCGGCATTGCAAGGCCTCCAGGAATTTAGTGCGGGGCTTATTGGTGCCGTCTCTAGTGTTCAAAACTTTCTAGGGTTATCAACAGAGGCCTCCGATTCATTACAAGCGTCAGTTTTAAGAAGTATAGAAGTTACAAAACTAGCTAGGCTTGCGAATGACGAGGAAGTGGCCAACAGAATAATGAGACAACAAGAACTTGCGGAAAACGTTACAATGGTAACGGAAACAATTAACACCGCAATACTTTCAGAGGCTACCGTTAAAGAGGGAACTGATTTAAGAATTGTTCAGTCAGAAAAAAATAAACAGATACTATTAAAAAAGACTAGAGACGACGCAGAAAAAGCAAGACAGAAAGCCGCTGAACAAAACTTTCTGTTTCAAAAAGCTTGGGATAAACAAACACAAAAAGAAAAAGTTGCCTCACTTAAAGGCGCTTTAGGAACAATTGCTACATTACAACAGTCAGGATCTAAGGAAGGTTTTGCAATCGGTAAGGCAGCGGCAATTGCTGACCATGGAATTAATGCAGTTTCCGCCGTTTCAAAAGCTTTAGGATCCGCGCCGCCTCCGTTCAATTTTATTCTAGCGGGATTAGTAGGCGCAGCAATGGCAGTTCAAGGCGCTAAAATAGCAAGCGCGTCCCCTCCGGGTTTTGAAAATGGTGGTGTAGTCGGCGGCTTTACAGGCGCAAGCGCGGGGCCTGACAATGTTAATATCAATGCCCGTCGTGGTGAAATGTTTTTGAATGCCTCACAACAACGTAACTTGTTTGACGATATTAATAACAGATCCACGGGAAGTAATGACGGCGAAACAATAGCGGCGTTAGTTAATCAACCTATAATTCTACAAGTTGATAACAAGGAAATAGCACGGGCCGTAAGAAACGCGGAACGTGACGGCTTTCAGGTAGCAATATGATTAAATTTTTATCAAACAATTTAGTTGAAACAGCAACGTTAACAGCGTCTACAGAAAACGCTCAATATCCTGTTTCTAATATACAAGACGACTTTAGAACTAAGACTTTCAGATCAACAACTAATTCAGACAACGTTGTTATAGATCTTGGATCAACGGAACCTGTTGACTACTTAGCTATTGTAGATAATTGGAAAAATGGTTTCGGTGTTTCAACTATTACAGTTGAGGCAAACGCCACTGACTCATGGGGGGCACCTAGCTACTCAACAACTTTAACCTTTGATTCTACTCATGGCATAGGACTTAAATCTATAACGGAACAGTCTTATAGGTTTTGGCGTTTTGTAGTTACCGGATCACTTGGTTACTGCGAACTTGCTAACATTTTTATAGGTAAAGCCGTCGATATTTCAACAAACGGAATTGACTATAATTGGAAATATAACAACAAGGATCTAAAGAAAGTTTCTAAGACAATATACGGTCAGGAATTTATAGACGATATGGGCCAACAAAAAGAACTTACCGGGCTTTCAATGAAGGTCGTGGACACAACGGAGCTAGATCAATTTTTCAGCGTCTACGATGATAGAAGAACAGTTAAACCTATGTTCATACATTTTGACGATAGTAGTAATGTAATTTCAAACGACTCTGACCGGTTTAGTGGGTTCTATAAATTCGCAGCTGAACCGGGTATGGTTAACACTAATTCAGGTTTCTGGACTATAGAGTTTTCTTTAAGGGAACAAAAGTAATGACTATGTTAGTTGTTGACGAGTTAGAAACAACCTTGTCACAAACATTTACAGTGTTCAAAAACAATAGACTAGATCTTGTAGCTATTCGCCCTTATATACTTTCACATAATAGCCCCGCCGGAACATTTACATTTAAACTATTAGACGGTGCCACAACTTTATTTAGTGACACATTTACAGCGGCGGAATTAAAAACAGATATTTCAACAGCTAACGACTATGTAAGGATATGGAAAAATTTTTCAATTACTGTTCCGACCTTCCTAGAAAATGGTGACTACACTTTAGAACTTTCTAGTTCGGGCTATACTTATTCTGACGCTAGTTATTTAGGTTGGATAAAAGAACATGAGCATTTAACAAACGTTATTACTAACGACGACGCCACTAGCGCGCTACAATTTCCTAGATCATTCCAATTATTAACAAGACAGGATTCAATATGACAAAAGTAATAGATTTTAATGACGGGTTTTCGTCAGGATCACAACCCACGGCAGAGGGGGCAATTGCTTCTTTCTATAAGGCCTATGCAAACAACGCAGCTTATGAGGCGGTTTTTACTGCCGTTGCGGGTTCGGTGTTTTGGGACACGACTCTAGACGTAGAAAAAGTTTACGACGGAACAAATTGGCGGACTACTGAACGCGCTTTAGATAATGCAGAGGCGGGGGATCCGGGCGTTAGTAATGACAACACGGAAGGTTATGAGGTTTTAAGTTTATGGCTTAACACTTCTAGTGGGGCTTTCTTTAGAGCAACAGACGTTTCAACAGGCGCAGCGGCATGGCAAGAAGTAGCCGCCGACTCTGTTCTTGATTCTCATATTTCAGCAACAGTGGCCCACGGAGCAACAGGCGCGGTTGTTGGAACAACTAACACGCAAACATTAACAAACAAAACGTTAGACGATGCTTTAACGGTTAAAGAAATAACAACACCCTCAACCCCGTCGAGTGGATATAAAAAAATATATGCAAACACTGACGGCAAACTTTATACCGTCGACGACGCGGGAACAGAAACAGAAGTGGGCGCGGGTGCTGCCGGTTTACCTATATTAGAACGCTTTTATAGTGAAGATTTTTCAGTTACAAGTAGCACGTTTTTCAGTGTAACCGGGAACGCTGCCACGCCTGATAATGCGGGAACCGGATCAATGGCCGGGGGGCTTGTTACAAGTTCTAAAGGTGGTAGTTTTTCCAGTGAAAGGACTGTTGGGTTTCTAACTAACGGCGCGGGAACTAATGACTTTTTCTTATCGGACGAAATTGCACTTGAGGAAAATCAAAACGGACGCCTTATAACTATAGTTCTAGATTATACTTATTCGGGTAACACGGCAGATATGAAATTTTTATTTCACGACTCTACTAACGATACTGTTCTTTCAACGTCGTCAGATCTAATCTATGCTTGCACAACTTCAAGTGAAGTAAAAAGATTAATTGCTTGTATATACGTCCCGGAAAATTGCGACGCTGTTAGATATGGTTTTCAAAACCAATTGTTTTCTAGTTTAAAAACTTTAAGCTTTACTCATGTTTCACTTTCAACTAGAGCAATAGACATTTATCAAAACAACCTACTCACGGCAGATGTTTCGTCTACTAGTGATATGGCAGATCTGACTTTTAGTAATTTAGAAATCGGAAAATACTATAGACTAGGCGGTTTTATTTACTCTAATTTCGCTACTGCTTTGAAAGTAATTGTTTATTCAAACGCGTCAGGCGCGGGAACGGAATACGGAATAATTTTTGACTGGTCTAATGGAAGTGGAACAGCACAAAACGGTTCGGCGGGTGTTAACCTTACATTTAGAGCGGTTACAACTAGCGTTTATTTCAGATTAATATCACCGTTTTCTGACACTATATTAGGCGATAATACTTACGGCGAAACTTTTATTCAATTAACAGAGTTAAACAATACCGTGGCAACAACTAGGTTCTAGTATGATGAAACTAATAGCGTCCGCAATTTTATCAATAATGGCGTCCGGCCTAGCTTGGGTTTATGCTAGTTCGATAGATTTTGGTAAAGCAATTGCAGTATTGCAGAGTAAAGAGATAAGCCATAAAGAATTAATCTTGAGAGTGGATAGGAAAACGGATATTCTTAACAATAAATTAGACCGACTACTAGAGAGAAGAAAATAATGACAACAACTTATTCAGACTTTCAGGGCGCATCAAGAAGTGAAAAAGTTATTTTATGTCACATCGAACCGGCGGAACGGTTGTTAATATGGACGTTAGACAGCGGCGCTATTTATAAAAGAACAACAGACTATTTTGTTATTGATATAAAAGACGCAACAACTTCTTTAACAGAGGCCTCTAGTGCTGCGCTTAATGCGGGTGAGTGGTTTTATGATATTGAATCAGGTGTCTGTTATATTAGAATGTCAGATAATTCAAACCCTAACACTAAAAACATTGTAGGATATTATAGACAATTCTTTTCTAGTGGGCCTTTTGATTTACCTTATGATTTAAACACGGGCGCGGTTGTTCCTTATTTACCTTATCTTAAAAGTAATTCGGCAGTAACGAAACAATTAGACGAGGAACAAACCGGCGTTGCTTTAGAATCAGCTACTAAAGTAACTCTAGATAATACGTCAGCGCAGTTTGACGATAGTTTCGACACTCTCTTTTATGAGAATAAGAACATACGAATTTACTCATGGTCACCAAGTATTGCAGTGACAGAGGCGCAAGTTCTTTTTGTTGGTGAGATTCAAGACAAAACATTCAGTCCTAGTAAAATAGATTTTAATTGTAAGGACTATATCTATCGTCTGCGTGAATTCGTTAACCTTGACGTTTTTACCGTTGCTGACGGGGACGTTCCTGACTCTCTTATTGATACGCCAAAACGTAGGATCTACGGGCAAGTTGACGGTGTAAAATGCGCGCCTATTGATAACACTCTAGACGGCTATACATTGACCGGGACTGTTTCAAGCGCGTCCGGGACTAATATCTTTACAGGTGTTGGAACTTCATTCCTTGACGAGCTTTCCCCGGGTGATACTTTAATTGTAGAACTTGCACTAGAGACAGTAAGCGTTTCTATTGAGGAAGTAACAAGCGACACTTCTATTATTGTTAACGAGGAAGTTGAGTCAGGCTTTAGTGGTGAGACGGCAATTATTAACCCCGACAGGCCATGGCGTAAGAAAAACAGAAATTGGCATATTGCCGGACATAAATTAAGACAACCTACGACGACAATAGCAAGCGCGTCCCAACCTAATAGAATTGTACTAACGGACGGCGCTGACTTTTTCGCCGGGGATCTTATAGACGTTGACGGTTTCGACGTTAACATTAAAAGAATTTCAGGAAACAATGTAACCTTGAGACAAAACATTCCAAGTGGAACGCCGTCAGGTGTTGAGACGGTAACCCGTAATCCTATTTCTAAAGCTTTCTTAAATAAAACAGAGGCCTTTATAAATTCTGACTGGACGGTTACCAATACAACAGAGGGAATTTTAAACCTTAACGTTCTAGCTGAATTTAATAGGGCGCCTAGAAGAACAATGCCCGGAACTATTACATTTACAAACGCCTCTAGGAACGTAACCGCCACGGGCGTTAACCTAATAGATTATTTAAAGCCGCGTGATTGGTTACAATCTGACGACCTTACTCACACAACTTGGTATGAAATTCTAAGCGTAGAGGAAAATGATTTAACATTAAGAGTGGCCTATGCCGGATCAACACAAAGTTCTAGTGCATATAGAAAAAACCCGGATCTAATCGGGGACGACTCTTTAATTACTGTTAACTGTATAGGTTATGAGTCAGCGGGAACGTGGGTTAAAACTGCGTCCGATGCTGTTAAACATTTACTAGAAAACGACTCTGCCGCTACTAACATTAACGCCGCGTCTTTCACAGAGGCAGACAGTGACGCGCCCTTTACTATATCTATGGTTATCCCTGAAACTTTAGGGAAAGACGCGCCGACAATTAAACAGGTCGTTACTAAACTGAACGCCTCTGTTTTTGGATCACTTGTTAGTAATTCAGATTTTGAAATGGTCTATAGGATCCTGACGCCTGAAAAACCCGAGGAACTTGAGGCTTTAGAACAGCATGACATTATAGGCGAACCAACCGTAAGAAGTAGAAACGAAATTATTAGAAAGGTGATTTTAAAATATCGCCCGTTTGTTGACCGATTTACAGGTGAGGACTCTTTTAAAGCCATTATAAATGAATCAGATTTTGTTGATAACTATATTGGTTCTAGGCAAGAGTTAGCCGTTACGGTCTATTTATACGCCGCTAACGACGCCCTAGAGATAGCTGAACGGTATGCTCTTTATAATTCATTGAGTCAATCAACTATTACTATTAAAGGAAAGTTAAACCTAGCTACTAAAAGCCTTAATGATAAAGTTTGGATCAACCTAGATAGGATCTATAAAAGATTCGGCGGACGGGATAGACAGAAAATAGGAATTGTAAATAAAATTAAGCTTGATGGAAATAGTACGGTGTTAGAATTTAATGATCTATCTAACGTATTTAATAGAGTTCCTAGTATAACGCCCGACTCTGCTAATGATTTTACAAGCGCAACAGCTAGTGAGAAAATTAAAAACGGTTACATGGTAGACAATGATCTAGAAGTTCCTGACGTTACAAGTGACGCGGAATTAGGAACTAACATAATAGGATAAATATGGCCTTCAATACAATAAGCGCGGCTTTAATTGCAGTTGGAAAACCAATTTTAAAAAGCCTTTTTCAAACTATAAAAGATAATCAGGACGACCTAGACAGTAGAGTTACAACGGTTGAGGCGGGCGCAAGCAAGGCGCGTTTTTGGTCGTTACCAGTGTTAGGCGCATCAAGTTTCACAGTGGCAACAGGTGTTTCACAAATTAGAATCGACTCAACTATTGATATAACTGACGTTGTTATTGCAATCTATGACGACACAACGGCCATAACATCGGGGACACTTGAAATTGATATTGTTAAAGCAACGGGCGCCGGGGACGGGCCTGACTTTTCAAGTAGCACTTCGATTTTTACAACTAAACCCTCAATAGATTTTTCAACCGCTGACGATTTTGACGAATCAATTAATCAAGTTCTTAACGCTACCAATGCGGCAGTTGTTGAGGGTGACTATATTCAATTAAACATTACTTCCAAGCCCGCGGGCCTAGGAAAGTTCTTTATGTATTGCATAGGGGAAGGATCTTAAATCATGGCTTTACTAATTCCATTTAATAATCAACCGGTAAGTAATACGCATAAAAGTTCTAGCTACACTATTCCTAGCGGGAATTATGCAAAAGTTACCGTAACAAATTTATCGGCAGATTTTGAAATTGATTCTGTTGCGGTTATAAAAGCAACAGCACACACTTCAGTCGGGCTAGACACATCAACAACCGGGGACAAGTATATTAATCCCGGGCCATGGGCCATGATAGGTGTCATGTATCAATCGGGAACGGCGTCTATAGATATAACGCCAACAGGTTCGTCAATTCCACAACCTCACTTGTATTTAGGAACCTCACAAGCTATTTCAACAGCTACACAAATAGCGGTAACATTACAACCGGGTGACGCTGTTAACGTAACGTCCGCGTCTGCCGGATCTGTTTATGTTAGATTAAGCGCGATTAATCCAATGTTTCAGACGGAATTCTGGGTTGGGCCGGGGACTGACCTAGACGGGAACGGTTACCAAGTGGCACTATATAACATTATTGAATAACAGAGTGATAACACTCTAAACACGGAGTAAAATATGGAAATTTTTAAATGGGTTACGGCCAACTATCAAGACGTTCTTTTAGCTGTTGCTAGTGTTGTGGCGGCGGCAGAAGTTGTTGTAAGAATCACGCCGACTAAAAAAGACGACGGCGCAGTTGAGCGCGTTGGTAGTTTCGTTAGAAAAGTTATGGACTTTCTAAAAGTTCCAAACGTAAAAAAGTAATGTCAGACAAAGGCTTTACAATGTTACTAGGCCTGTTAATTATGACGGGCCTTTTTATTTTTATCTTGAGGTGTTTATAATGTTCGGAAACATAAGAGCGGTTCTAGAAATAATTAAGTTACTATGGGAAACTTTCCAGTGGTTGAGCGGTAAGGTTGACGATATTACTTATCACAGTAAAAAGAACGCTAGACGAAAACTTATAAAAGCAATCGGCGAAAAAGACGAGCAAGCTGAACTAGATGCTTTAGAGGAATTAGGAAAATGAAACTCATAAAACTATTTGTTCTATCTTTTATCTTAGTAGCTTGCACTAGTGCAGCACCTAAAAGAACTTTTGAAGTTACCCTCTATAAGACTGACGCCGAATGCATTAAGTGGAAAAAGAACGGGGAAGTTTTCGAGTTATGCAAACGTGACGAGGAATTTCCAAAAAAGCTAATAGGAATAAAAGCAGAGGACTACGCTAAAGAAAGGGACTTTCAAGACCTTTTAATTAACCGATGCAAGAAGTGGAAAAAGAATTAGTTATTTTTTTCTAAAATCAGAGCGTTTTGCCCCGGTAGGTTTATGCGAATCTTTCCCATATAGTTTTCTTAAAGCAATATCTATACAGTTTTTTACTTGAGGCTTTTGTTTATACCAACCGCAATAAAGCCCGTCTTTATGAAAGTCCCAAAATTCAGGTTCTAATTTATCATGTGTCATAAGGATCCTAGAACGGGCGCCACTGCAAAGCTAACGCCCGTCTTTTAGAATCTAACTATACTCGGATATAGTCAGAATTAAATTTCAAAATGTGTTGTAACTTCTTTTGTAAATTGAATAAGCCCGTCATTCGATAAACTTCCAATGTCAGCGGTCGTCATTCCTTTACTAGCTAACCATGCCGCTAAAGCAATTGCGTCCACTGTATTCGCTTTAGAATATGCGGCCCTTGCTTTATTCAGGTTAATTGTTCTTAACTGCGCTGCAATTTCCGCGTTAGTTAATGCTTTAACGTTTCCCGTTGCACCGTTTCCGTCGTCGTCTAAAGTTCCACATATCCCGCATATTGTTTCAATAGAGTAACGGCGTAAGTAAGTAACGGCAGATCCAAAACCTTGCATATTGCTTTTGTCAGGGTTTATAGGAATAAAAGAATCAATAGATCCTTGTCCGTTTTCTTCTAGTAGCCTAGTAGCTAATCCACTAATCCCGTTTTGTTCTTCAAAAGTTTGAATCATAATAAGACCATTTTGTTCAAGCGCGGGCTTAACAGTATTTAACAGGCCTTCAAGATCAACGTACTTACTTTTAAAATGCGGGTTAGATGAATCTTTCTTAGGGTTCTTAACAGTATTCTGAAAGGCAAAATACTTTTTGTAAATACTCATTAGAAAGGAACGTCAGAAAGGTTAGGTTCAAAACTAGCCGGTTTAGAATCTTGAACAATTTGTTTTTGATCCTGTTTATCTATTCCGCCTAACAATTGAATGTTAAAACAATTGATAACCGCCTTACTTTTTTTAACGCCTTCCTTTTCCCATGATTGAATTTCTAGGGAACCTTCGATAAAAACTTGCTTACCTTTAGTTAACCATTCTGAAACTGCCGTTGCTGACTTTCCCCATAAGCTAACATCAAGAAAAGTAACCTTGTCTTTACCTTCATTAATAGCAATTCCAAAATTTGAAACAGCTTTACCGTTGTTAGTTTGTTTTAATTCGGCGTCACGGGTTAAGTTTCCTATTCCCATAAATTTGTTAATACCATTCATTCTTTATTCCTCCGTTTTAAGACCTAATTGGCCTATTCTTACAAGCTTAATAGCTTCTTTAATTCCTATAGTCATTTCAATCAATTCTAAAGCCGCCCTTAAACCTCTAGTTTCGTTTCCAAAACCAAGTGACTTTAAAAATAACTTATCTTTTTTCTCTAATCTATAATTACTAATCGGTGTCATGCGAATAAGCTATAATTTTATATACAAGCCTGTAAAGACAATATTAGAATAATTGTAAAAATAACCTATAACAAAGGACTTAGAATGTTTAAATGTATGAAACGCGAATATGTTAAACCAACAGAGGCGCCCGCCTCAACAACGGAACAGAGACGTAGAAAGACGGGCCTTTTAATCGGGCATTCTTTAAAGGATCAAGGCGCTAACAATAAAGATTGGTTTCCAAGTTCGGCAGAGTGGTCAGTTGAATATGGAACTTACATAAAAGAATACGACATTGACGGGGACAAGTTTCTAGAGGAATACGAATTGAATCTAAAAGCTGCAAAAGTTTCCGGACTTACTTACGCCACTAGAGACGAGGGACGCGGGCGCAGAGGCGCGGCAGAAGAACTTGCAGAGGCAGACTGTAATGAAATAATTTCTATGCATTGTAATTCATATAACTCTAGGGCTATGGGTTTTGAAGTTTGGTACTTAGATGGCGTGATTGAATCAAAACGTTTTGCTGAAAGAACTGTTGCGGCAATGGCCCTTGAATTTCCTGACCATATTAATAGAGGAATCAAGAAAGGAACAAAACACTCACGCGCCTATGGTGTTCTAGACGCCGGACGGGATCATGGAGTTAGAAAAACTATTCTAGTTGAGTGGTATTTTATTGACGTTGAAAGTGATTTTATAACACCCGAAAAAATAGGGGCTTTCCTGAAACGTTACGGTGTTCATTAATGGAAAGTGGACACGCATGGCACGAATCTTTTTTGAATGAAAAACCAAAACCTATAAGGGAAACAACTATGAAAGGAATTTTAGAATTCAGCTTGCCCGTGGATCATAAGGAATATTATAACGCTGTTAATGGTTATAAATATCGGCAACACTTAATAGATCTAGTGGACGAATTAGAAAAAGAACAAAAACAATGTCATGACACGGAAAAAGGTGAGTGTTTAAGAACAGTATTAAACAATATTTATAATTCCGCCGCCGCTTTAGACATTAAGATTTTCAGGGACTAAACTTTAAGAGTGAGGAAAATAATTCTGCTCTTATTTTTAGTTACTATAACAAGCCCCTATGATGATATTTATTGTTACGAATGCATCAATGCGTATGACATAGGGGAACCTCTAGAATATCAGATTAAAACTTATGGCCCCGAGGACGAAATTAACGAGGTCAGTTTTTCAACAGAAGAAACAAACCGTTTCATTAATAAGATAGATTCTATTATAAATTATTCCCCTTATGTTTATCAAAACGATCAGGTAATAGACTTTTAGTTTTTATTCTCTAAACTTTTCTATATGGATATATACATAATACCCGATAGACAAGTTAGGCCCGACGTAGAAACTCACTATAACAAAAGCATTGCCCGTCATATCGCAGAGGTAAAGCCCGACATTATAATTGATATGGGTGATTTTTACGATATGAAATCTTTAAGTTATTACGATAAGGGCAAAAAGTCCCATGAGGTTTTCAACTTTATAGAGGACATTGAAATTGGTAACCAAGTAGACGATGAATTTTTCCAATGGTTAAAAGAATTCTGGCCTATATATAAATCGAAAACAAAACGCTATAGGTTGGCGGGTAACCATGAGGATAGGATCCGCAAGGCTTTTGATTTTGGTGACTCGAATCTAAGGGAATTGATTAGACGTTTCCGCCCGGATCATAGCCGGTGGAATAAAGTAATTCCTTTTTTAAAAGTCTTAAAAATCGGCGGGGTTAATTTTTCTCATTACTTCCCTAACGACAATTCCGGAAAACCAATAGGAACAGCAAAACAATTATTACAAAAAAGACACGCCTCATGTGTAGCCGGCCATCAACAAGGTTTTGACTACGCTGAACAATTAACTTTTGATAACAAAACAATTCACGCCCTAATTGCCGGATCTTGTTACTTACATGACGAGGAATATAAAGGGCCTAATAACCACCACTTTAGGGGGACGGTTATATTAAGGAATGTTAAAGCGGGAATGTTCGATATTGAACGGCATTCTCTGACTCACTTAATGTCAAAATATAAGTGAAATACAACAACAAGCCACAAAAGAAACAACAACCCCGTAAGGCTAGACGTAGGGAACAGCGCAGGGTATTCAAGAAGCGGTTTAAGGCGTTTTATGACGGCTTACCTGATTCGGATATGGACTATTACGAAAATGGTTTAGAACATACCCTAGAACCTGACTCCCAACCTAGTGGCGAGGAATAAAGACACTAATTGTAAGTAGACCTTCACGTTAGTAACTTGAAATAATATTTGTGCAGCATCAAGCTACGACTTCCAAGCCTTTCTTATAGCCCCCGAAACATGGACGTTGACGGGGTTATTCTCCCCGGAGTGGTATTTTTCGGGATTTTCTCAAATTTTTCGGGATTATCTCCCAATGGGGAGAATTTACTGGACGCCTAGATATTCAGGGTTAATTGCTCTTAACCATTCTTCATTGGTTTTTAATTGATCCTTTAGGGATATAAGCCTAGAGCGTTCATAACAAAACAAGCCCCGGTCAGAATCAATATAACCTAGCGCCTCAATACCTTTCACGGCCTCGACTACGCGGGACTGACATAATTCCTCTAGGTATTCTTTAAATTCTTTAACGGGAATTAACTGCGTTTCCATAATGGGTTTTCCTAATTGAGTGAATAGAGTTTAATTTCTATCCCTGATATTTCTCTATAATATTTAGACGCCGTTAGTGAAATAATTTGTGAGTCGTCAGCGTATGCACCGGGAAAGCCCGGGGAAGGGTTGAGCGCGTCTAGTAAGTTTTTAGCTAGGTTATCAACGTCACCACTTCTTTTGTTAATCGGGTATTTTGTCTTAATAGTTTTCGGGGGCTTTATAAAGAATACTATTTCACAACGTAGGGCGCCCTCTAAAGGGTAGTCTAATTGTCCCCTTGCAATGGCCTGAACAGCTTTTTTGAACGCTACGTCTTTAGGATCCGAATGAGTGGACACGTTGTTGCCCCGTCTAGCGAATCGCGGACGGTGTTTAGGTGTTGGATCAATATCTAGATATAAATAAACCATTTATAAATGCTCGCTTAATCGCTTTAAAATAGCTAGTAAAACAAGTTTCTCGCCTATTTGCTGTAATTTCCAGGACTTGTAATTATTACATGGACGCGGGTTTTGCTTTCATTTTGCGTGGTATCTGTTAAATTGGTTTTAGAAAACAAGTTAACAACGACTTTAAAAAAGGCAAGAACATGACAACAGCACCATTAGACGCAATTCAAGAACTGGCAAAAAAACTAATTGCAGACGCAGACGAATTGAAAGCGGTAAGGGCTTTAGAGGTACACCGTGACCATGAGTTATATTTAGAAAACAGAATTGACCACCTTTTAGTTTCTTTAGAAGTTTGGAACAAAAAAATGATTAAGGAAGGTGAGTAATATGAAAGAAACTTTAAAAATAAAAACACTTAAAGCAGAGTTAAAGAAATACGGTTGGACAAAAAATGATTTTAAGGTTGCTAAATATTGTGCAGCTAACGACGTTAAGCATTGGGAAAAAGATTTAAAAATACACCTACTTCAAAAAATTAAAGATAATAACTAACCGCCCTACGGGCAATAGGAAGTAAAATGAAAAACACTTACTTAAAAGAATGGCTTATGACGATTGAAGAAACCGGAAGTGATAAGGGCAACAAAATGTTCTACAAAGCAATTGTGCCTATTGAATATCACGAAGTTATTAATGGCGAGGTTATAAGAAAGACAGAAGTTAGTTTTGGTTTTGGTGATACTAAATTAGAAACTATAACTAACTTAATGGTAATTGTAGCAATAGATATTAAGAAATTTTATAGGGGAGTGAAATAATGAAAAATTTACTAAACAAGCTTTTTGATATTTTATCACTGGTTATCGTAGGGGCTTTTGCTTTTTGTAATATAGTGGCGGGCGTATATCTATGCATCATTTTACCGGTGCATATAACAATTAGATTAATCGGTTACATATTTAATTAACATTAATGAGAAATAACTAACGGCCCTCGGGCAAAGGATAAATTATGTTTGGATTAGGATTTTTAGATTTTATGGTTTTAGCATCAATAGGGCTTTTAATTTCTGCCGGTGCAATTTTTGTTAACAATCTTGATAAAAGAAAAAAGGAAATGGAACGGTTTAGGTTAATGCCGACGGATCAATTACAGTTAGAAATTTCACGCTTAGAAAGAAAGATTGATAAGAGAGAAACAAACCATATTTTACATTTTTTAGTTTCCTGTTTCACTATATCATTATGGTTAATCCCATGGGTTCTTATCTCAATGAATAATGCAGAGTACAGAAAACAGTATGAAAAATTAATTTCAGTGGCGCTAGATTCAAGATCTAACGGGGTAGCATAATGAAAAAGAAAGTTTATAAAACACCTACTGACCGTTATAGATTCGGCGGGACAATGGGAAAGGTTGAAAAAATAGTTGTAACTAAATTAGGCGGGCCTACAAAAACCCTAGCTTTCTTGGTTAGTTTCTATCTGAAATATAAGTATTTAGCAGACGAGGAAGAACAGAAAATTAAACAACAGCTTAAAAGGCTATAACAAAAAAGGAAGGATAAAATTATGTCAAAACTAAGAACTAGAAAACAGATGCGTGACGCTTTAACAGAGGCGCAAGATGATATGAGACACATTATAGAAGGCTTAGAAAATGCCATCGAGGAATTGATTGATCTTGAAGTGGACGCTTTTGAAATTGAAAAGAAAATGGACATTCTAGAAAGTATTAACAGCACTAAAAAGTTTATCAGAAAAGTTGATCTTGAAGAAACTCAAAACGACTACGGTTATTAATGCGTAAGTTAGGCGTAAGGGCGTGGCGTCGTGACACGTTAAATTAGTTAGATTATTTTTATATTCTGAATTTAGCAATTCACTTAAAAAATTATCAATCTGTTTTGCCCTTCCTTGAGTAACACAGTTAAATCTTACCCCCGGTTCTTGCTAAATTCACGGGGGTAAGGTTTTTTATAATGGAGTAGGTTATGTTTAATTTTACAGGCGCGCAGGGCCTAGAGCTAATGAAAAGATTGACAGAAAAATCATGGTTCATTGGTGTTGGCGGAAAATATCCGAACGCTAATGACATAAGAGAATTAGCGGATCTTATTAACGACATAGCTAATGAAAAACCACCTATGACAGAGGCAGAATTAATTGCCTACAATGAAGGTTTAGAACGTGGTAAGGCAATGGGCGCAATGGCGGCTAATAGAGAAATTCTAGAGGCCTTTCACCATGGGCGCATCAATGGAAAATTCTTTTCAGAGTTAGGCGAATAAATGAAATATTTTAAGCATTATTCAGACGTAAGAAATAGCGAATCTATAGCGAATCTTTTAGAGGAATTAGGCCTAGAAGGTTATGCGCGTTACTGGATTTTACTAGAACTTTTAGCAGAATTATATGACGGAACAAGCACGAAATTCAAAATTCACAAACGAACTTTACGCACGGCGCTCCGGTTTAGATCCGGCTTGCAAGCGGATAGCTACGCCGTTGCAATCGGGTTGCAACCGGGTTACACGGTTGTTGTAACCGAAACACATTATTTTATAGACGCAGCTATATTGTCGGAATTACAGAGTAGGGACTATAAAAAAGCGCGCTCTGACCGCGCAACAACCGCGCCTAAGAATAAGAATAAGAATAAGAATAAGAGTATATGTAAAACACCGATTAAAAATGATTTTCAGGATCTTAATTTAAGCGACGCAGCAAAAGAATGGACTAAAAAAATAGGGCAACGCACAACAAAAAAGATGATTGATAAATATAAACCTGATTTTATTTTAGAAGAAATTTTAGAGGCGTACGAATGGACGCTAGACAACCCGGACAAGAAACGGCCTAACGTTGGGGGGTTTTTAAGTAATTGGTTTAAAAACTCTAAAAACCCTGACAAGCTTATTGTTGACCCGAATAGTCGGATAGACGCAGAGTTAATTGAAATGCTTACGGGGAAAAAATGAAAAACATCGGGGACATAACACCGCAAGAAATTCAAGCTAGAATTGCAGAGACGAGGAAAATTTATTTCAGATCTAATTTTTCTTTTTTGAATATTCATAACGGGTTCCGTCCCGGTAACCTTCACGTTCTTATGGGAACTGCCGGATCCGGTAAGTCGACTTTCATAAGATCTGTTCTAGGGGACTGTTTAGAATCTAACTCAATGCTTACGGCCCTAGCGTGGCAGAGTGAGGAAAGCACAACAGAATTACAAGTCAGTATGTTAACGCAAGGGCATAGCAGAGAAACACTTTCAAGATTGAACGCCATAAGCGAGCTAGATAACCCTGACAAAAGCGTTGACGATATTCTAGAAAGCGCCCTAGTTATAGGCGCCAAGCTTATTGTATTCGATAATATTACTACGTCCCGGTTTTACATGGACAAGAAAATCGAAACATCAAGCGCATTGATAACAAAACTTAAAACATTCGCGGCAGAGTATGAAATTGCAATTGTTCTAATTGCTCACACGAAAAAAGATATTCACGATAATTACGGGAAACTAATCACAGAGGCAGACATACGCGGCGGCAGTTCGGTTGTTAATATGGCACATTTTTTCTATGTGCTGCAAAAATTTCAATTAGGTTCTGAATTTTATCCGACGTTGAGAATTATAAAACATCGAGGTCAGGAAACGGATCACAAATTGTTTTATTTACAATACGAATCTAAGACAATGTCATACACGCTAGACAGACAAATTGATTTTGAAGCTTTCAAGGAAAAATTTAACTCAAGGAACAAATTATGATTGATAAACTTTACTTATATTTTATCAAGACAAAATACTTAACCACCACCCCGGCAGACGTTGAGAAACTCAAGGAATTGAATGACAAGGTCAATGCGGTTGGGGCTAACGGCGGAATGTTAGGCGATAGCATTAAGGACGTAATTGAGACGAAATTATTAGGCGGTATTCTCAATCCGGACAAGCGTAAAGCTGACAAATTTATTCTATCGACAAAATCAATTATGGACGCATTTATTGAATCTGAATTGAGTTACGAATCAAAAATGAACAGACTTGCACCGGGATCTGGGGAAGTTACAACCGGGACGCTAGAGCACTTGAGCAAAAGCGTTGATGCAATTCGTCAGGATATTTTAAAAAACATGACGCCGGACGGCAGAAAAAAGGCTAACGCGTTAGGTTTAGTGTAGCGCGTTGGTAGGTTAATGGGAATTAAAAGTAAGGCATACAAATTAACATAGCTCTTAGAGCGCCTTAAACAATTCCAGGATCCACTTAAACCATGTAGCGCGTATGTTTAGTTATGTAGCAAAAAATAAAGCTTAGAAACGAAATTAGAGGTTCAAAAATGTTAGGGAAATTACGGTATTTAATCGGGCATGGAAAGGCAGCGGCGTCTTATCCTTATAGTGGTCGTTTTATATTTTGGTTAAAATTGCCCCGAGCAATACTATTTGAATTGATATTAACAGTTAAATTTTACCTAAAGGGAAGGGGACAAAATGAATCTTAAAATGCTTAAAGGGTTAACTCAATACCCTAATAGAAAACTTGCGGATCTTGTCGGGTGTTCTTACTCAACAGTTCAAACAAATATAAATCTTAATAGGGATCTATCTATACCCGAGCAACAGAAACGCCTAGAGGAAGTTTATAGATATGAGGAATTAATCAGGGGTAACCCCGCCGATAAAATTCTGCTAGTTTATGAATATGAACAATTGACGGGAATTGATTTTGTCCCGGATATTGCTGACAAGAAAAACAGTGTCTATCAACGTAAAAACAAAAACCAACCTAGTCAGGATCTTAAAAGCGTAAGTCTACAAAGGCTAAAAGATATTCAATCAAATAATTATCAATCAAGAAGTTATGAGAATCACACTTATGAAAAAGACATTATAGACAATGAGATTCAACGTAAGGAATTAGCTAAAAATAAAAAAGAACAACGCGCTAAAGAACGTTCAGTCAATTATTTTGTATAGGGGGGATAATGGGAATTGATTTTAAAGAGACGGCAATAAATAACATAGACGGTAAAAAGTTTAAATCTAATCACGTAAAAATTTTCGGAGTACGGGAACGGATTAACTGTATCAAATGTGATTTATCATCTAGGCAAAAACAGGGTGAGGCTTTCACTTGTCCACATTGTAACGAGGAAAATAAATGATAGCTTTTATTTTTGGGTTAATAATTTTAATTTTAATAATCATGGCAGTGGTGGCCTTATTTTCTGCCATGCCATTTTGGGCGGCGATAATTATAACGTTGTTAATTCTAGGGTAAATTTATGGAACACTTAAATAGTATTTTTAAAAACGACAAAAAACTTATGAATGAACTCGATACGCTTAAAAAAGAGAATACTAAATTGAGACGATTTCTTAAAATGGACGGGTTTATAAAAGTTCTAAGAGACAGGGACGACTTAAAAGAAATTATTACGACCATGCAAAAGGATCTTGAGGAACTTTCTTTAGACACGACTAGCCCGGTAGTAAAATTACATACTAAGATCCTGAAAATCACAGAGAAAGCCAACAATTTGACGGCGTAGGGTAACTTCCTTTAATCTTTAGTTATAGACGAATGTTTATAATAACGAAGGTTATAACAATGAGTGAAGTTAAAGCGGTTGGACGGCCTACGCTGTTTAATGACGATCTAAAAGAAAAAATCTTAAAAATGGCAGAGGTAGGACTAACTGATAAACAGGTTGGTTATATTTGTGGTGTTACTTTCCAAACTGTTAACAATTGGAAGAAAGCAAACCCGGAATTTTTTGAGTCCCTAAAGATAGCTAAGGAATTAGCGGATAATTCTGTTGTGCAATCTATGTATAGAAAAGCTACCGGACAAGTTGTTATCACTGAAAAACATGAGGGTGTCGATGCTAACGGTAACATTGTAGACAAGACCGTTACAAAAGAAACAGCGCCCGACACATCAAGTATGATTTTTTGGTTAAAGAATAGGCAACCGGACAAGTGGCGCGATAAACAGGAAGTATCTCTAGAAGTTCAAACTATTCAGATTGATACTAATGACGCCGAACTCTGAAAACCTATTCAAGAAAACCATAACGCAAGTTAAGGCCATTGCATTACTAGCATCGGGCGCCTTACATATTATGTTATATGGTGGTTCTAGATCCGGGAAAACATTTATCTTATGTTACGCCGTAATTGTTAGGGCCTGTAAAGTTAAGTCTAGACACTGCATTCTTAGATTAAAATTCAATCATGCAAAACGCGCGATATGGTTAGACACGTTACCTAAAGTAATGAATATTTGTTTTCCTACTCTTACTTATAAAACTAATTCAACAGACTACTATTTTACATTACCTAACGGTTCCGAAATATGGGTAGGGGGGTTAGATGATAAAAGTAGGGTTGAGAAAATTCTAGGTAATGAGTATTCAACCTTATACTTTAATGAGTGTTCAGAAATTCCATTAAGTTCAATTAACGTTGCGCTTACTCGATTAGCTGAAAAGAATACGCTCAAGAAAAAAGTATTCTACGACGAAAACCCGCCCACTAAAAAACACTGGTCATATAATTTGTTCATAAAACATTTTCACCCCATGAGTGAGGAACCTGTTGATCCTAATGAATATGTTTCAATGGTTATGAACCCGCACGACAACATAGACAATATAGATCCGGACTACATAAAAAATATTTTAAGTAAGCTCCCCGAAAATGAACGCCTCCGCTTCCTCAGTGGTGAGTTTATGGACGGGGACGACGGGAGCGCCTACTATGAATTCAACCGCGAAGTCCACACAACTATGGACGCTATACAACGCCCCGGGACAACGTTTATCTCTATGGACTTTAACGTTGATCCTATGACGGCGGTTTTGTTTCAGTTCTACAATAATAGTATCTATGTGTTCGATGAAATATTTCTCCGTAATTCCGACACATATAAAATGTGCAAGGAACTAAAAGCCCGAGGCTATGCGGGATTAAAAGTTATTCCTGATTCTACAGGTGGTAATAGAAAAACGTCAGGCCGTTCAGATTTTGACATACTAAAAGAGAATGGTTTTCAAGTTATGCAAGTCTATAACCCGTATGTTACTGACCGGGTGAATAATATTAACCGGCTACTTTCTCAAGACAGGATCAAGATCAACCCGACGAAATGCAAAAAGTTGATAAATGATCTTGAACAGGTATCATGGTTGAATAACAAGTTAGATCAAAGGGGTGAATCAAAACTCTTAACTCATATTTCAGACTGTTTAGGTTATGGCGCATGGAGACTTGATCCGTTAGTCGGAAAATCTAGAACAACAATAAAGGCAAGATAATGGACATTAGAGAATACGGAATTGCAGCAAGATTAATTCAAGAAATCGAATCGGATCAATTCACAACTAGAAGAAAGCAAGAGTATAAATCATATAAAGTGGCAGAGGGGGGGCAACGTGAGTACGTTGTTCAAGAACTTCAAACACTATTTCCCGAGTCGTGGAATACAATGCGCGTCTCTGACATAAGCGTTAGTAATAAGATCCTATCAAAATTTAGTAAGGCATATAAAGAAAGTCCTATTAGACGTTTCGGGAACCAAACGGACGAACTGGAAACTCTATTTAATGAATCTGATTTTGATTCACGCATGGCCGAATTCGACAGGGATTATAACCGTCAACGTTATGGGCTTTTATGGGTTAACGAGGTTGAGGGTGAGGCGCAATTTCATTCATTAAAGGGTTTTGAATCTTTTGTTAAAAGGGATCCGGCTACAGGTAAATTGAAAGCCGTTGTAATTAACTACCCCGGGCGCGCTATAACTCACAGTGGAAATGGAAACGCGGACGGTATTGAACAATCACTAAGTGAAAACCAAGACGACGGATCTAGTGAGCATAGAACTTATGTTATGTGGACGGCGGAATATCATGCCATGTGGGTTGTCTCTGATTCTGTTAATCAGGGTAAGACTGAAACGAAAATGGAAAGCGCAGAGATTGACGGTAACCCGGACGGGATTAACGACTTAGGACGCTTACCGTTTGTTTATAGATCTAAAAACTCAAGTACAAACTTACCTTTTGTTAATCAACTAACGAGTCAGTCAATAACCTACAATATTTTGAATTCAGACTTTCTAAGCGCAATGGCCTTGCAAGCTTATGGACAATTAGTTATCACACTAGGTGAGGATCAATCATTAGAACAAATGCATTCGGGTATGACGACAGCGTTACACCTACCTATTGTTCAAGGCGCTGACGTTCAGGCGGACGCTAAATATATCAACCCTAACCCGGATCTTGCGGGAATGAAGTTAACACTTGATAACTATGCGGGTGACATTACAAGCGAGCATTTAGGGCAATCTCAATCAATCAATTCTAATTCAACTTTCTCTAGTGGCCTAGAGCGTATTGTGGCGCAAGCTGACGTAACGGACATTATTCAGGGGAATCAGAGAATCTATAGTAAAATGGAAAAAGAAGTCGTAGAAATTCTACAGGCCTATTCATTACTAAGAGAAACAACAGACGAGTTAACTACAATTTTTCCACGCGCAAAAGTACAAATTTCAGACAAGGAAACTTTAGATAACATTAAGATCCGCCTAGATATGGGACTTATTACAAAAGTAGAGGCCTTACAGATTATAGATCCTAACTTAACTGACGAGGACGCTGAAACTAAACTTGAAAATATTGCCGACGGTCAGAGTAAAGTAATGAAAACCTTTCTAACACCCCCGGTAGTCGAGGAAAATAATGCCGATAAAGCTTGATACTATTAGTTACGAGTTAGACCTAAAAGAGAAACTTAAAAAGGTTCCTAGATCTGAACGTAAGGAAGCAAAAGAATTAATAGGCGTCTATTTACTGGACGCTATTCTTAACGACACTGCCGGATCTAAAAGCCCGGTAAGTGGCAAGCGATTCAAGCCGTTGACTAAAGACTATAAGAAGTTAAAGAAATCTAAAGGAAAGGGAACTAAAGCTGACCTTAGATTGAATGAAGATATGCTACCTAAACTTATATCTAAAAACACTGTTGCGGGTGTAAAGATAGAAATGCGCACGGGATCCGAAAAGGAATTAGCAAAGGCCTTTAACCATAATACGGGTGACACTTTACCTAAACGTGACTTCCTACCTGACGACGGCGGCAGCGCGGTTGTTCCTAAAGGCAAAGGATCCGACCAGTTTAGAACATCAATAGTTAAGGGTATAGACGATATAATTGAGGACTTTCTTTAATGGGAATTAAGGTTAAGAAGAAACTATTTTTAAAAGACTTACCTAAAGAAATCAATAAGCGTTTTGCTAGATCACTTAAAAACGATATTGCTGACGAAATTGTTAGTGAGATCCTACAAGGAAAGTCCCCGGTTCGGGGCCACAAGTTCATTCAATATTCAAAAAGTTATTCAAAAGTTAAGGGACGTAAAGCCCCGGTTGATATGTTAAAGGAAGGTAAACTTTTAGAAAGCCTAATAGTTAAACAAGACAAAAAAGGTCGGGTTGAGATATTCTTTAAGGATAAAAAAGCTATATGGCATCAACAGGGCAAAGGATCCTTGCCGGTTCGTAAGTTGTTACCCGCCAAAAAAGGTGAGCTTTTCAATTTAAAACTGACTAGAATTATAAACAAGATACTAGAAAAAGCTGTTAAGAAAGCGGCGAAAAAGCAATAATTTTACAAATAGGTATTAAATTACTTAATATTTAAATGAACGAACGTTCAAAGGGAGTAAGTTATGGAAAATCACGAAGGTGAAACAGGACAAACAAACGACGAAAAGACTGAACAGTTAGATCCAAGTTTGAAAGCTAATGAAGAATTGTTAAACAAGATTAAAGAACTTGAATCAACAAACGACAGGTTATTGAGTCAGTCAAAGGAAAACGCTGAAAAATACAGGTCGATTAGAGACAAGTCAGACGCAAAAGAAAAAGAAGAACTTTTGAAACAGGAAAACTATAAAGGACTTCTAGGAAAAAAGAATGAAGAATATTCAAGCCTAGAGGAAAAGTTTAGTAACCTTAAAAAAGTTAGTCTTAAAAAAGACTTAGACTTTACCGTTGCAAAGCTTATTGACAAGCCCCTTGCTAATGGTGCCAGTGTTGACGACGTAATTGACCACGTTTTAAAGACAGGTGTTGTTGAGGTTCTAGACGATGAAAGTGGTTTCACTGGAATTGAGGAAGCTTACGCAAAAGTTAAAGAGTCAAAAGCGTTTTTGTTTGACGCAAAAAAGACTTCAATGGTTAACGTTCCTCCGGGCAATACACCACCAAGGAATAAAAAACTAACGAGCGCCGAACAATTAAGTGGAGCGTTAACAAACATTTTCAAAAACAAAGGATAAAATTATGGCAGACGCATTAATGGGCGTAACGGAAACATCGGCAAATAGCCATGAGGAAGTTTCAAGACTAGCTCAAACTTTTTTAATTCAACAAGCAAAACTTGCAAGCACGGTTACAGATTATTCTAGCCTTGCCGTTCCGGGTGCAGCTTCAATTGCTCTACCTAGAAGTGGGGGCTTTACGGTAGGAGACAAGGCAGAAAATACTTCCGTCGATGCGCAGGTTATCACGTACGCGAAAGATACTATTTCTTTAGACCAACATAGAGTAGTTCAATTTCTTTTAGAGGACATTGCCGGTGTTCAGTCTAACGTTTCTATTGTTCAAGATGCTTTAATGAAAGCAACAAAAGGCCTTGCGCTTGATATGGACACAAAAATTATTGCTGAACTTCGACTTGCGTCTGCCTCTGCGCCTGACCATTTAATCAAGTTTACTGACGCTACTAACGAGGACATTGAACTTGCTGACATTCTTAATGCAAGGGAATTACTTGTTGAGCAAAACATTGATCCTAGAGAATGCTACATGGGCGTAGGTTCAGATCAAGAACGTTATATGCTTGCAATTGATAACTTTATTTCAGCCGAAAAATATGGAAGTAACGAACCAATCATGCAGGGTGAAATCGGTAGAATTTACGGCATGAAAGTCCTCGTACACACGGGATTTTCACAAGAAGCTTGTTTCTGGCACCCGTCAGCGGTTGGTTTTGCTATTCAAGCCGGAACACGTTTTCAATCACAACCGGATCTTGCTAACCTTGCAACTAGATACTCTCTAGATTATATCGCAGGTTTTGAAGTTCTTGACAGTGGTAAAAGACAAGTTCAAATTTCTGAAACTCCTTAATAGTTTCTTAATAATAGAGGGGGGCTTAACCGTCCCCCTTTTTACGTTGGAATAGAATGGAAAATCACACGTTAATTGCAGTGTCGATTGAGGCGCGAACTAGAAGTGAATTATCCGGTAAAATGTTATCAAATAACATCAAGTTAAATCATTTCTTTAGATACTTCGATATTCAAAAAGACGGTAAACGTTGGGTTGCATGGTATTATGCTGACATAAGAAATCAAGTTCTAGAACATCAAATTAAAATTGCACAACAAAAACCCGAGGTGACTGAATGAAGCCCGTTACCAAGGACATGGAAAAAAAGAAATTCATAGATCCTGACACTCAAACACCTAGCGTGAGGGTACAGTTAGGAAATGGTTTTCAACCTAACGCCCTAGCGAAATACGTTGAGGCCGTTTATACTAATAGCAATATGACAGTAACTTATAATTATTACGAATCTAGTTCTAAAGTTACTTTATACGACACTATAGTTACTGATTATTCTGTTCCTCAAGACACGGAATTTTCGAGCGCATCATGGGCTTAAAACTTAATCCCTTCACTGGAAAGTTTGACCTAGTTTCTAAGGAAGTTGATAATTTTTCTTATAATTATATAGCTACCGGGATAACTGTTAAAGTCCCAACCTATCAACAGATGCTAGTTTATGAAAACATAACGGTTGACGGGATCCTGGAAATTGATGGCGATCTAGTAATACTAGACTTTAACGTTCCTAGTAGAATAGCAACAACAGAAGAAACAGAAAATATAGACATAAATTTATACGAGGTTATCAGTCAAACGGCGTCGGGTATTACGACGGGCTTGAGTAACCCCGTTACAGGCTCTACAATAACAATAACGAATAGAAGCGGTGGCGATAATACCTTAAATATAACAGTACAAGGTACGGCTTCACCAATCATAAAAGATTTAGAAAGTTTCTCTCTAATATATAACGGAACCGATTATGACATTACTTAGAGATATGAAATCTATTGGCGAAACCTCTACAGGTAACACCACGACCACGCCTTTAAGTAGCGGCGCTACATATACAGGCACAGGCGAGCAAAATGGTTTACCTCAAGTTGGGGTTATGCTCAAGACCGATAACGATGGGACTTTGTATTTTGATTTCTCTAACGATGGGACTAATTGGGATAGTACATTCCCAGTTTCAGGATTTAGAGTAGCTAGTGGAGTATCAGAATTTCATACGGCAATAAAGCTAGGTAGATATTTTAGAGTTAGATTAGTAAACGATACGGGCGCTCAAACTTATTTAAGACTAACTACTTATTACGGAAATGACTTTGTTCCCTCTAGTGCCCCTCTTAATCAAACACTCGGAAGGGATAGTGATGCTCAATCAAGCAGACCTTCAGATTTTACCGATGAAGTTTTAATTGGTAGACGTGGAGGGATAACTGCTTTTAATAAATTTGGTTATAGGTTAGATCTTGCAGCGGCAAGTGGTGAGCAAACTATATGGGCAACTACAGGGAACTTTGTTCCAATGACCACCGCCTCAACTTTTACAATTACATATACAAACACGGCAGATGGTTCAACTTCAAATGGTGCATTAACTTTATATTTTCAATATTTAGACAGTGATGGGCTTGCTCAAGTAGCGGTTCATACGCTTGGATCTACAGGAAGTGATGTTACAGCATTTAGCGGTTTAGGCATTAATAGGGTAGCTGTTTCAACTAGTGGAAGTACTCAGACGAATGGCGGCGATATACTTATCACAGAAACTACAGGCGGCACTACTCAGGCGGCTATATCTTCCGGCGAAGGGGTAACTCAACAAGCTATCTTCCATACAGACGCTAATAGTGATGGGGTAGCAAAATATCTTTGGTTTAATGTTAATAAGATTTCAGGCGGTGGATCTCCTAGAGTAACAATCAAGGGCTATGTATTTAATAGAGAGTTTGAAACACGCTATGAAGTATTCAGAGCAACAATTGATACAGGTGTGGAGAATACAATGGAAATCGTGCCGCCAATATCTTTCAAGTTATCACCTACAGATATTTTATATTTCGTTGGAGATACTGACACCAACAATACTATTATCTCCATGAGATTTAGTTTATTTGAGTATAAAAGGACATAGTTTATGACAAAACTAATTATAAAAAATGATACAACACCGAGTACCCCAGAGAGTGGGAAAACTGCGCTCTATATTGATTCAACAACTAAAAAACTTGTTTCTAAAAACGATGCAGGGGTTGAAACTCTTTACGATGAGGCGGGGGTTGCATCATCAACTAACGCTTTAAATTCAGCAACAACAACGGTTAATGTATCGAGCGCAACGGCTCCCACAGTAGGGCAAACACTTACTGCAACGTCAGATAGTGCAGCTACATGGCAAGATGCAGCCGCAGGAATAAATTTACCAGTCTCATCTACAGATAATGCCATCGTTAGATTTGATGGAACTTCCGGTGATGCAATTCAAGATTACACTTCAAGCCCACCAACAATATCAGATGCAGGGATAATAAGTGCGCCCAATGCCTCATGGGCACAGTCAGAAAGATTCGGTGCAAACACATCGGTTACTGGTGCTCAAGCTTCCACCTTTGGTTATAATTCAGCAGGGGCAAATAGAGGCACAGGGATAGGCTGCGTAGCGGAGGCATTCGGTGACCAGAGTACAGCAATCGGTTATAATGCCGAATGTACTGTGGCGGCAGCAGTAGGGGTTGCAATAGGTGGAACTTCAACGGCAAGCGCCCAGTTCGCAACAGCAATCGGTTACGCCACGACAGCCGATGGCGACTATTCATTAGCTCTAGGCGCTGAGTGTGATAATGGCGGCTTTGCTAATAGTATTTGTATGGGTAGGCAATCAACAGCATTAAGAGCAAGTTCTTTTACCCTTGGTTCAGTCAATGGTTATGTTAATTATGTAACTATAGGAAGTGGTGAAGAACAGCATACAGGAACAATTAAAGATTTATTAATAACAACTTCAAACCAAATAACAAGAACAGACCAAGTTAGTGCAGATATAAGCATTCTTGGTGGCGCAGGCACAGGCACAGGACTAGGTGGCTCGGTAATCCTTAAAGCTTATGAGATTGGAACCACTGGTTCAGTAACTCAAACAACAGCCTCTAGTTTATTAGAGGTTAATGCTGAACAAGAAGTTATTTTAAATGCAGAAGATAATGCTACCGCAGATGCTAATCTTTGGAATAACTCATTATCTTTTTACTTAGATGAAACAGCAGGTCTACCAGTTGTAAAAACCAAGAACAGTATAGCCACGATAGAAACTTTTGAAATAGCCGGAACTAAAGACGTTACCTTTACTTCAAGCGCATTAGGTACAATCCCTTTGACAGCTAAGGGTGTAGCTTCTCAAACTGCAAATCTTTTTAGTGTTCAAGATAGCGCATCAAAAGAATATTTACAGATTATGGCAGACGGTCAGGCAAGGCTTGACGGTGGAACTAATTACGTTGGTACCTCTACCTTAACTTTAGGTGGTGATACATTAGCACTAGCGCTAGATAGTACAGGGAAAAACGGACTTGCTACGAACGGAAATGGAAACAATTTAGCAATATTTAATAATGATTTAAGAATGCTGTATTTCACAACAAGTGGAATTACTCTTGATTACCCTGTTAGTGCTTCTAATGGAACTGTCTCAGCTCCGACTTATAGATTCGGTGGAATGGCAGATGGTGGACTTTGGCGAGATTCAGCAAATGATAGTTTAAATATGGCAATCAATGGCGTTAACAAAATGGAGTGGGATGATAACTATGTAAGCACACCAGTTCCTTTCGCAGCGGGTAGTTATGCAACAGGCTCCCTTCCTGCAGCCGCAAGTTTTGAAGGGCATATCGTTTATGATTCAACAACTCAAACAATGAAATGGTCAAACGGTACGGCTTGGGCAACAATTTAATAAAGGATAAGTGATGGACGAGAAAACAAAAAACGCATTGGAAATGATTAAGCAATTATGCGCAGCCTTTATAGGGAACCTTGAGCAACACGAAAACATTCAAGGCGCTATTAATTTAATAGAAAAAGAATTAAGCGGGAGCGATAATGTTAAAGATAAAAAATAAATTAACAGTTTTCCATGATGATAACTCAAGCTTTTCAGATTACTCTAGAGAGGCATTGGATTTTGACCGTGATACTTTTACGCTCACTCTTGATTCTACTACTGCTTATCTCTACGTGGGCTTTTATAAACCATTGAACGCTTTTTATTGCGAGCTAGGAACCGCCAATACGAATGCGGGGGTTCTTGTTGGGGAATATTACAACGGAAGCTCATGGGTTTCTATTACTAATATGTATGATGAATCTAGCTCGCTAACTAGATCTGGCTTCATTCAATGGGACAGAGGTTTAGATAATGAGGCTGAGGTTGAGATTAATTCCGAAACTATGTATTTCTATAGATTTCGCCCATCCGTAACTCATTCGGCTACCGTGATTAATGGGCTTAATATTGTTTTCTCCGATGATACGGATCTTAAAAGAGTATTTTTTGAGGCTTCTAATTTTCTTCCTAGTGGAGAGACTTCGCATATCCTTACTCACGTTGCAGCGAGAGATCATATTATTCAGGTTCTAAGAAATAGCGGAGCCTTTAAGCAATCTACTTCCGAGCGCAAAGATATTACGGCTCTAGATCTGCATGATATGGGACAAGTTCGCCTTGCCTCTACTTACCTTACCTTATCAATGATTTTCGGTTCAGTTATGGACGATCCAGACGGATTATATAAAATGAAATCAGATGATTATAAAACAGACTTTTCATTAGCTATCAAAGCGCCTTTTATAGATCTAGATCGTGATGATGATGGCAAGAATGATGCTTCTGAGAAAGTTCAGGAAAGAACTTTAAGGATCCATAGACAATGAGTTCAAATCAAACATTAATACTAGAGGCAATGGAATTAAGAATGGTGGCGCTAAATTTAGGGCGCACTAAACTTGATTACACTTATGATTTAGAAAAAAATAGCAAGCGTGGAGAAACTAACTCTTATGGGCTTGGTGTTGGTTCTGGTGGTGAAGCACTTGGAACCAATAAGTCTTTAACATTAGATCAAGAGTTTTTTGTGGTGCTTACTCAAAATTATGTGCCACGCTCGGATGATGATGCCGAGAAGTTAGCACTTGTTGCTCTCTATGATGATTTAGAATTTATCACTAGGGATTTTGCTAACACTAAAATAGGCGCTCCAGAGATTGTTCTTGTTGTTTCCCAAACAGATATAGAGGCTCCCGAGAAAATAGCAGACTCAACCTTAGCTTTAAGGGCTAATTTTAATATAAAACATAGAGCGACGATTAGTGGAACAGCAACATTGCCAGACCCGCCTGCAGTTGGTGAAACATGGAGCGTTTTAAAAGCTTATGATTTCACAGATGCTAATAATACTTTTATGACAGCACCTATTAGGGGCGTAGCAGGCGCAACAACTTTCTCGGTGGCTTGTATAATAAACATCGACATGACTCAAAATCTTTCCACTAGAAATATTTGGTATTTCTACGGAAAAGAACTTGATGCCGCAAACGGTAAATTTAGCGGGACGTGGAATAATTCGGCTTTTAGTTTCGGGGTAGGTTCTGCAACAACAACGTTTAGACCAACGAGAGCAGATAAGAATTACCATTTAGTTTTTGTATATGATGGCACCGAAGCAGGGACAGATAGAGCTAAACTTTATGTTGATGGCGTTCATCTTTTAGATGCCAGTTCTGGGACAATCCCCGCAGTAATTCCCTCAACTATTATGGATAATAATTGTCATATAGGGACGAGAGAGGGTGATTTAGTTGGTGCAAGTATGTGGGATGATAAAATTATTGAACTTAGTACGTTCTCAAATGCCTTAACTCAGGCTCAAGTAACTAATTTATATAACAGCGGTTCATACTCAGACCCGACAGCCATAGGGACTTGCACACACTCTTATTGGTTCGGAGATAACACTTTAGACACATCGGAATTAATTATTGATAATGTAGGCAGCGCAAACATGGGTTGCTCAAACTTTGAAACAATAGATATTGTAACTTTATAACAAGGGAAAAATTATGACTATAGGTGTAGTAACAAACGAATCTAGTATCGCTTTAACTGTTGAAGTAACAGAGGCAACGGTAACGACGCCTGCTAGTGGTGCAGATTATATTGAGGTTTTAGCGGATTCGTTAAGCCTATCAAAAACTAGAGAGGAACTTTCTAGGGACACAATGAGTGGAACTACAGAGCAAGAAGCTTCAAGAGTTGGCATTCCAGAAGTTTCTGGGAATATGGGCGTTGAATTTCGTGCAAGTGCAACGGAAGGTGCTTACCCTCAAGCCTTAGAGGTTCTTTGTGAATCTTTACTAGGTGGAAAAAGAACTGCAGCGACAAAAGATACAACCACAGGAAATACTTCAACTGTGCTTACGTTCACCTCTCATTCTTACCTTGTTGGTGATATTGTTATGGTTCAGGAAGCGGGAGCTTTTGAATGTAGACCGATTTCTGCAGTTGATTCAACTACTATTACCTTTCCATTCGCTCTAAGTAATGGAGCGCCTAGTGATGGCGTTACAGTTTCAGCGGTTTCAACTTTCTACTCTGATACAGCTAATTCAACAACTTTCTCAGCCGAGCATAATGTCGGTGGCGAAATTAAACAAACTTGTGGCGGTTTAAGAACTCAATCAATGAGTTTAGAAAACTGGTCTGCAGGAACAATACCTAGTGCAACTTTTAATGTTGCAGGAATCTCTCTAGAAAGAACGGACGCAGCCGCTAGTTATGCTCCAGACTTTTCAGCCGATGCACTTCCACCAGTAGCTCTAGAGGCTTGTCTTTGGGTAAATGGAACTTCTGTATCTTACACGGAGCTTGGTTTAAATATCGAGAATGAAGTTTCTTTTATGAAAGACGCTTGTCAGGCAAATGGAAAACTAGGATCTAGAATCACAAGTCAATCAACATCATTTACGGCTTCTGTTTATTCAGATGATACAACTCTCACAACATGGGATAATTTTAATGCTAATGATGACGTTTCTGTTTTCTTTTATGCTTTTAACCCTAGCGCAACTGCAGGCGAATTTTCTCAAGCCGTTGCAGGGTGGATTCCTCAAGGAAAACTAATTGAGCATCCGTTTGCCGATGTAGATGGTATCGTTTCTGACGCTCTCTCTATTAAAGCGCACCGTGATAATGGCTCAGATTCTATATTTTTAGGATTTAATTAGGCTCAAAGCTTTACCCCTTGAGGTGTTGATGATTTAATACCAAAAACACCTTAGGGAGGTAATTTTGTCTAAGATTATGCGCCAAACTGATAGAATTAGAATATCAGTCGGTAAAACTGTATTTATTGTTAGCCCATTAACACAGATCCAAAAAATTGAAATTTCTGAATGCACTAAGATAGATCTAAATGGTGAAATGGTTTATGATCTGACTAGAGCGCAGACGCTTCTTATCAAGTATGGCTTGAAAGGAATTGAGGGAGTTACCGATGGTGACGATGAACCTTATTCTTTAACTTTTGAGAATGGAGTTCTTTCAGATGAATGCCTTTCGGAAGTTTTTACCCTAGAAGAAAGAAATCTATATATTCAAGCTGCGTGGCAATGCCTAAACAGCATACCAGACAAGCTCACCGACCCTGTAAACGGCAAAAAACTGAAAGGGGTTGCTCTAGAGCGAGTGGGAAAGAAGAAAGCGGTAGAATAGAAGGTGGGACTCCAAATTACCTAATGGAGTTTTTAGCTGAGGCAATTAGAACATCAAGCTCATTATCTACTGCGGATTATATTTCTATAATTTCTACTTATACGGCAATGACTGACCTCACTTTCAATTGCCATACTTGCAAAAAGAAATACCCTAGAGATCCAGACAGGCAAAAAAAGCACCAAACCAGATCTGGTTGCTTTAATGAATTCCCAGATCCTATACTCAAGTATTCGGGCGCAAATAAAACCCCGATGTTTGGGACGCCTAATATCAACTACTTTAAATGTCCTGCGCAGCTTTATTCTCATTATTGGTCATCAATTATTAATCTTGAAAAAGATTTCTCAGAGGGTAGAATGCCTTATGAGGGGTCTTATCTGGATCAACCTTCCTTAATTGTAGAAGCATTCAATTTGATTCATAATCTAAAAGAAGAAACTAATATTAAACAGCAACAAGTTCTGGATAAATATGGCAAACGAAGTAAGCGTTGAAATCACCATCGAAGAAAAGCAGGCTCTCAGAGCTTTAACTAAGTTAACGAAAGGTATTGATACCACGACTAAGAGCGCCACGAAGTCTGTTGGCAAAATGGATAATGCTTTTAGTTCTTTCGCAGGCAATCTTGCTGCCAATGCTGTTGGAACTGGAATCAAATTCCTAGCGGGGTCTATAAAAGATTTCGGGCTTTCAACTATTACTGCGGCTGCGCAAACTGAAAAGCTTAAAACTCAACTAGATATTTTAACAGGATCCACTAGAGTTTCCGCTGCGCTTTATGCAGATCTTGTCGACTTCTCGGCAACTACTCCATTTCAGTTAAATAATATTGCTGAGGCGGGCGCACAGTTAATCTCATTCGGTTTTGAAGCTGACACAGTCAAGGAAAGATTAAGATCTATAGGCGATGTTGCTGCAGGATCTAATTCAGATCTAAAAGAAGTTTCGTTGATTTATGGTCAAGTAGCGGCTGCGGGTAAATTAACAGGTGAGAGATTACTCCAGTTCCAAGAAAGAGCCATTCCTATCGGTCCTGCAATTGCCAAAACAATGGGCGTTGCTGAATCATCCGTTAAGAAAATGGTTAGCGATGGGAAAGTTCAGTTCGCTGATTTTGAGAGAGCTTTTAATTCTATGTCAGAAACAGGCGGTCTTTTTCAGGGCGCTATTGATAAGCAATCCAAAACTATTAATGGTTCGCTTTCTACTCTAGGCGACAATTTCGATATTCTAAAGTCTGCCATTGGTGACGCTTTCGCTCCCGCTGTTATTGGTGGAGCCAAGGCATTAACTGAGATCTTTCAAGCAATGCTACCCCTTACTAAAACTATTGCGACAAATTTCGCTGCGATGGGTGCGATGTTTTTCGCTGACGATGAGGCTGAAAAAGCTAAGGCGAATTTAAAGGGTCTTAGAAATACAATGGAGGATGTTCTATCCACCACCAAGTCAGTGAATAGCGTTCTCGGTGAGGATAGTTGGCTAGGTAGAATAAATAGATCTAGAGCCGATGCCAGAGTAGCCAATATAAAAGCAGAAATAGATAAGCTTACCGCTTCATTAGTAAAACTAGGTGAGACAGATGAGGGAGCCGTTGCTGCCATCGCCTCAGATGAGTTTAGAAAATTCACTCCCACAGAAAAGAAAAAGGAAGAATCTGCACCAGATCCTACAGAGCAAGCGAAAGCAGACGCAAGGGTATTAAAAGAGAAAGCCATTCTAGCGGAGATTACAGCAATTAGAGCTGAGGGCGATCTACTGGAATCAGAAAGACAATTGATGCTTAAAGAAGCTGCAGGATTACTGACTGAGGAAGATTTTGTAAAACTGCATGATATTGAGGCAGAAAAATTAAATATAAGAGCGCAAGCCGAGCAAGATAAAATTGATCTAATTAAAAATGGTAATGAGAGGCGATTAGCTGAGGAAAAATTAGTTGCAAAAACTTCTGCAGATTTTCAAAAGCTAGAAACTAAAAGGCAAATTGATGAGCTTAAAAGAAGACAAGCTCTAGAGAAATCTATAGCAGCCGCTAAATTACAAACCGCTGCAAATGTATTGCAAGCAGGGTTAACATTAGCAAAAGAAGGGTCAGTTGCTCAGAAAGCAATTCTTTCAGCACAAGCCGTAATGAATACATGGGTAGGCGCAACGGCTGCACTAGCACCGCCACCATTAGGACTTGGTCCTGTTTTTGGTATTCCATTGGCAGCCTCAGTTGTTGCAATGGGCTTAGCGAATGTTGCTAAAATTAATGGGGTTGGATTTGCAAACGGTGGAGTAGTTGGCGGCTTTGTTGGCGCAACACCTGGTCAGGATAATACTTCCTCTAATGGGATTGGTTTAAGAACTGGGGAAATGGTTTTAACTGCCACGGATCAAAAAACTTTATTCGATGATATTAGAAGTAGAAAAGGTGGCAATGATGTTAATGGAGTGAATACTGCGCTCATGGAAATCATTTCTCAACCTGTAATTATTCAAATAGATAACAAAGAAATTGCGAGAGCTACTAGAGATGCCCAACGTGATGGGTTTAGGATTTCAGCATGATTAAATTTTTAGCAAACAATCTAGTAGAGGGCGCAACTATTACTGCCTCATCTACTAATGCTCAATATCCCGCTGCTAATATAGCGGAGGATTTTAGAACTAAAGTTTGGCGATCAACTTCAAACTCTGACAATGTAGTTTTTGATATGGGTTCAACCGAGCCAGTTGATTATCTTGCCATTGTAGATAATTGGCAATCGGGCTTTGGGGTTTCAACTATTACTATCGAAGCAAACGCAACCGATTCATGGGGTGCGCCTGCTTATTCTACTACGCTTACCTTTGATGCTGTTAATGGGATAGGCTTAAAGTCAATCACTGAACAATCTTATAGGTATTGGCGCTTTGTATTGACTTCCTCTCTGGGATATTGCGAGCTTGCTAATATTTTCATAGGGAAAGCCGTGGATATTTCAACTAATGGCATTGACTACAGTTGGGAGTATATGAATAAGGATCTTAAAAGAGTTTCGACTTCTAGGTATGGTCAAGAATTTATCGACGATATGGGACAGCGAAAAGAATTAACAAATCTTTCAATGCAAGTTCTAAATACAACCGAGCTAGATCAATTCTTCGAGGTTTACGATAATCGCAAAACAACTAAACCGATGTTTGTCGATTTCGTAGATGAGAATAATATCATTTCAAATAATTCAGATAGATTTAGCGGTATGTATAAATTTAGTGACGAGCCTCAGCTCGTTAATAGATCCTCAGGGTTTTGGAACACTTCTTTTTCTTTAATGGAACAAAAATGACCAAGCTAGTGGTTGAAGAATTAAATACTACTCTTACTCAGACCTTTACTTTAAATAATGAAGGAAGGGCAACGCTCTCTGCGATTCATCCTTATGTTTATATGCACAATGCGCCTGCGGGGACATTTACTTTCACTTTGAAGTCTGGAGCCGATTCGTTAGCCTCAGCTTCTTTTGATAGTGCAGAAATTAAAGCGGATCTTTCAACCTCAAATAATTACGCCCACCTCTGGAAAGTTTTGGATTTCTTAACAGATCCTATTCAGTTGGGACAAGGGGAATATACCCTAGTGCTTTCCCATTCTGGTTATACTTATTCGGATGGCAGCTTTTTAGGATGGGTAAAAGAACATGAAAACGAAACATATATAATTGACGGAGCGCCTACGAGTGATTTTGATAATCCACTGGCATTCAGATTTTATTCTTTAAAGGAAATAAGATAATGACAAGGTCTATAGATTTCAACGATGGTTTTTCATCTAACTCTACTCCAACAACAGCCGCCTCTATTGCTAATTTTTTAGCGCCTTATGCTAACGATGCTGCTTATGAAGCTGCCAATACCGTTGCCGATGGTTCAGCCTATTATGATTCAACTCTCCATATTCAAAAGATCTATGCAAATGGAACTTGGCGAACTACGGAGAGGGCGCTTGATAATGCTACTGCAGCGGATCCAGTTGCGGGCGATGATTCCGATGATGGTTATGAGGTTTTATCTTTGTGGCTCAATACTTCTAGCGGTGCTTTCTTTCGATGCACAGATGCAAGCGTGGGCGCAGCCGTATGGCAAGAAATCGCAGCCGATTCAGTTCTAGATTCTCATGTTGCAGCTACCGCAGTTCATGGAGTTGCCGAAGTTGTTGGAACTACTGACGCTCAAGTTCTTACTAATAAAACTTTCGATGATGAAATTACAATGAAGGAAATAGCTAGTCCATCGACGCCTGCGAGTGGCGACATGGCTCTCTATTTTAAAACAGATAATAAACTTTATAGTAAAGACGATGCAGGCACAGAAACAGAAATAGGAATTGTAGCCGCAGGTAAAGCAGACCTTGCAAGATTTTACACTCAAGATTTTGTTGATGATGACTCGACCATTTTCACAGTAAGTGGAAAGGATGCCACTCCAGATAATGCAGGCACAGGCACCTCAGGAATGTCCCTTGCTAATGGAACTGACTCTGTTCAATTCCTATCAAGCACTACGGCTCAAAACTCTTTTAAAATGACTGACGAAATTGCAGTTGGCGATAGAATAAATGGGAGATATGTCACCATTACAATGGACTATAAGCATTTCAATGGAACCGATGGGCTTTTCAAATTTCTTTTACATGATTCAACTAACGATGCTGTTCTCGCAACGAGTGATGATATTTTTTATACAACAAGCGCAGCCGTTTCTCTCTATCGCAATTTTACTGCCTCTGTTTTAATCCCTAAGTCTTGCACGAATATTCGATGGGGTATTCAGCAAGCGGGCACAACTAATCTTAAATCTTTAGAAGTAACTAACGTTCAAATGACCACCAAAGAGATTGACGTTTTTCAAAACAATATCTTATCGGCAGACGTTTCATCGACAAGCGATATTGCAGACTTTTCTTTCACAGGAATAACAATAGGAAAGTATTATAATATCGGTGGGTTTTTATACACTAGCGCAGCAACGGCTTTAAAAGTTCTTGCCTACTCAGCCGCCTCTGGTGGTGGTACTGAATACGGAGAGGTACTGGATGATAGCAACGGTAGTGGGACAACGGAGAATCAATCGACTGGTGTTAATTTAACCTTCCAAGCTGCTAGCACTACTTTATTTTTTAGATTAATTACACCATTCGGGGACTCATTGTTAGGCGATGGGACAAGGGGTGAAAGTAACATAACGCTAACCGAATTAAACAACATTAGAGAAACAGATAGGTTCTAATATGATGAAACTAATAGCAGGAGTAATTCTTTCAGTTATGACAAGCGGGCTACTTTGGGTTTACGCAAGTTCGATAGATTTTGGTAAAGCCATTGCGGTTCTAAAATCACAAGAGTTGAGCCATAGGGATTTAATCAGGTCTGTTGATAAAAAAATTGATAAGCTAGACGATAAGATTGATAGACTTTTAGAAAGGAAAAAATAAAATGGCATCAACTTACGATGAGTTCGCAGCTAAAACCACAAGCGAAAAAGCTATCTTGTGCCACATAGAGCCTGCGGAGCGCCTGCTAATATGGACGCTCGATTCTGGAGCCATCTATACCCGCTCTACGGACTTTTTTGTAATAGACGTTAAAGTAGGCACGGTAAGTCTTACCGAGGCTTCTAGCGCAGCTTTAAATGCGGGAGAGTGGTACTATAATTTAGAAACTGGCGTTTGTTATATCAGAATGAGTGATGATTCTAATCCAAGCGGTAATAACGTGGTGGGTTATTATAGACAATTCTTTTCTAATATCCCTATGAGTTTGCCGTATGATCTTGGATCTGGTGCCGAGGTTCCTTATTTGCCTTATGTTAAAAGTAATTCAGTTATGGCGAAAGCTTTGGATGAGGAACAAACAGGCATTGCTCTAGAGTCGGTTACTAAAATCATTCTGGAAAATACTGACGGATTTTTCGATGATACCTATGATACTTTATTCTATGAAAATAAAAATATGGCGCTGTACTCATGGTCGCCTTCGATTCCTATAACAGAAACCAGAACTTTATTCATTGGAACTATTCAGGACAAATCGTTTTCGCCTGTTCAGATCTCATTCAATTGTAAAGATTTTGTTTTTAAATTAAGGGAAAAGTTAACTCTCCCATTATATTCATTAGGTGATGGGACAATTCCTGAATCAACTATCGGGACTCCCAAGCGCAGGATCTACGGAAAATGCGATGGGGTCGAATGCGTTCCGCTTGATAATGTTTTAGATGGTTATGATCTAACTGGAACTTTAATAGGTGGAAATAATTCAGATCATGTTGAGGGCGTGGGGACTTTTTTCCTATCAGAATTATCACCGAACGATACTCTGACAATTGTTCTAGCTAAGGAAACTCTAAGCCTATCTATTGAATCAATCGAAAGTAATACAGAGCTTACCTTAACTGAGGAAGTGGAGACTGATTTTCTTTTAAAGAGCGCAACAGTCAAGCCTAGAATTCCATGGTCAGGAATGAATAGGCGTTGGTCAATCGCAGGGCACAAGCTGAGAGAACCGACAACAACTGTCGCAAGTGCAACACAGCCTAATAGAATGATTCTAACGGATGGTTCAGATATTTTTGAGAATGATATTCTCTCAATAGACGGGACTAGCGTTAGCGTAAAAAGAATAGAGGGGAATAATTTAACTCTAAATCAAAACCTAGCATCTACTCCAAGTGGAGGTGAGGCAGTAGTTAAAAACCCTGTATCTAGAGCCTTCCTAGGGACGGACGAGGGATTTATAACAAGCGAATGGACTCTAAGTAATACGACTGAGGCAATCATATCTTTCTCTGGGTTAGCTGAATTTAATCTAGCGCCTAAAAGAATTCTCCAAGGATCCAATACTTTTACTAATGGCTCCAGAACAGTCACGGCTAGTGGAGTTAATTTTACCGATTATTTAAAATCTAGGGACTTCATTCAGAGCGATGATATTACTCATACGAATTGGTACGAAATTCTAGCAGTAGAAGAAACTGAGATAACTTTGAGGGATGCTTACACAGGGGGAACCACTACTGGTGGTACTTTTATGAAAAACCCAGTATTCCTAGATGATGATTCCTTAATTACAGTGGATTGTATTGGATATGAAAACGGATCAAGCCAATGGGTAAAAACTGCAAGCGACTGTGTTCTCCATTTATTAGAAAATGATTCCGTAATCACTAATATTAATTCTCAATCATTCACCGATGCGGATAATGATGCTCCCTATATTATGTCGATGCTAATTCCAGAAAGAGTGGGCGATGATATCCCGACTATAAAAGACGTAATTTCTGATATTAATCAAACTGTTTTTGGCTCCCTTGTTACCAATACGGAATTCGAGGCGGTCTACAATATTCTAACCGCAGAAAAACCTGAGGATCTAGAAGTTATTAAGCAACATGATATTATCGGAGAGCCTACTGTTAAAAGTAGAAACGAGATAGTAAGGAAAGTTAATTTAAAATATCGCCCTTTCGTAGATCGCTTTACTGGAAAAAGTTCTTTCCAAACTTATGAATACACTAATGATTTTGTTGATGATTATATAGGCTCTAGACAAGAAAAAGATCTCACCGTTTTCCTTTATTCTGTATTGGATGCGGTTGTGATGGCTCAGAGAGTGGCGCTTTATAGATCTTTAAGTCAATCAATAGTAAGCGTAAAGGCTAAACTGAATCTATCGGATAAAAACTTGAATGATAAGCTCTCTATAAGTCTTGATAGGATTTACAAAAGATTCAGTGGAAGGGATAGAAAGAAAATAGGGATTATTAATAAAATTACTACCGATGGGACTAATTCAACAGTAGAATTTAATGATCTTTCCAATATTTTCAATAGGGTAATGAGCATAGCGCCTGACGCAGCCCTAGACTTTACATCGGCTCTAGATACTGAGAAGATTTTAAACGCCTATGTATGCGATGATTCTCTAGAGGTGCCAGATACTTCTAGCGATGCAGAACTAGGCTCTAACATTATAGGATAATTATGGCTTTTTCTAGTGTTTCAGCAACTTTATACGCAGTAGGCAAGGCGGTCACTAATGGCTTATTTTCTACGTTAAAAACTAATCAAGATGATTTAAATACTCGGCTTGCATCCGTTGAGGCGGTGGCATCTAAAAGAATTTTCTGGAGTGAAAATTTATTGGCAGCAAGTAGCTTTACGGCTGCGACTAGCGTTGCAATTATTAGAGTTGATGCCGCTATAGATATTACTCAGGCGCTAATAAGTATCTATGATGATACAACAGCCATCACCTCAGGAACTCTAGAAATTGATATTGTTAAATCAACTTTAGGCGGTCCAGATTTTACTTCAAGTGTTTCAATTTTTACAACAAAACCAAGTATAAATTTTTCTACGGCTTCCGATTATGACGAGAGTTCTAATCAAGTTTTAAATGCGACCAATGCTTCCTTATCGGAGGGTGACTATATTCGCCTAGACGTTACGAGCAAACCCGCAGCCCTAGGAAAATTCTTTATATACTGTATCGGAGAGGCTTCATAATGTTACAAATTCCTTTTAATAATAATCCTGTATCAATTACTCATAGATCATCTAGCTATACTATCCCTGCGGGAAATTATGCGAAAGTTACGGTCACTAATCTTAGTGCGGATTTTGAAATTGATTCTGTTGCGGTAGTTAAGGCAACGGCTCATACTTCCAATGCTCTAGATACTTCCACTACTGGTGATAAATATATAAACCCAGGTCCATGGGCGATGATTGGAGTGATGTATCAATCTGGAACGGCTACTGTAAATATTACGCCAACAGGTTCAACAATTCCTCAGCCTCATTTATACTTAGGGACTTCACAAGCTATTTCAACCGCCACGCAAATTGCTGTAACTTTACAACCCGGTGATGCTGCTAACGTAACATCGGCGGCTGCAGGCTCATTATACATGAGACTTAGTGCGATCAATCCAATATATCAAACAGAGTTTTGGGTTCCTGCGGGAACGGATCTTGATGGTAATGGTTATCAGGTGGCTCTTTATAATATAATTCAATAGAAAAAGGCATAGGGCTTTTTTAAATAAGGGATAAATATGGAAATTTTTAAGTGGCTTACTGCCAATTATCAAGACGTTTTATTATCAGTCGCAGCCGTTGTTGCAGCCGCAGAAATTGTTGTTAGAATTACTCCAACTAAAAAAGATGACTCAGCCGTTGAAAGAGTTGGTGCAATCGTTAGAAAACTAATGGATTTTTTCAAAGTTCCAAACGTAAAGAAATAATGATTTCTGAGAATGGAAAACTATTAATAGCAGCCTTGTGGATAATCGCAGGGCTTTCTATTTTTCTTCTAAGGGGTTTTTATGTTTGGTAATATTCGAGCGGTTTTAGAAATTATAAAATTGCTCTGGGAAACCTTTCAATGGCTCAGTGGAAAGATTGACGATATTACTTATCATGGAAAAAAGAATGCTAGGCGAAAGCTTATAAAAGCTATTGGTGAAAAGGATGAGCAAGCGGAACTAGATGCTCTAGAGGAATTAGGAAAGTGAAGCTATTGAAATTGCTTGTTTTATTATTCGTTCTCGTTGCTTGCTCTAGTGCGGCTCCTAAGCGGGATTTTTCAGTTATCCTATATAAGACAGATGCCGAATGCGTAAAATGGAAACTAGAGGGGCAAGTTTTTGAGCTATGCAAGCGTGATGAGGGTTTCCCGCAGAAACTAATCGGAATATCCGCAACTGATTATGCGAAAGAGCGGGATTTTCAAGATCTGTTAATTAATAGATGCAAGAAATGGAAAAAGAAGTAATGAATTTAAGGGATAAAAAAGACTGAATAATCATTACAAAAAAAGAGAGAGAGGCAACATGCAAACCTCTCCCTCTCGGCAAGAAAAGGGTAAATGACTACCCTATAATTTCATTAAAAGATTTTAATACTTTCGCTAAATTCGCTGCGCTCATACTGGCAAGATCGTTAGGGTTTTTGCATCCCGCTTCTTTTAAAGCGTGAATTAACTCATCCTTAACCTCACCGTCAGGCGCATCGCCTACAATAGATCTAATCTCATTCCTAGCTTCACCTAGAGAATCATCTTCCTCTGGTAGATCCTCTCCCGCATAGATATATAATCCAAGCCCATGCCGAGCAATCGCTTTAGTTAAAGCCCTTTGAATAGAATTATTAACATCGGTTGAATTAATTTTAGCAATCTGGATTGATTGATTCTTAAAGTCCATAATCGGTAAATATTCAATATGCTCTAATTCCTCTATAGTTACTCCGACCTTTACCCATGCGGTTCTGCCATCGTCCCAATAAATTCGCCCATTATCTTGTTCATAAACAATTGAGGTCGCTAATGGGTATTTCTTTTTAAGCTCACTCCAAGCCCATGCCCATGATAAATAAGAAAGTTTTCCTTTCTTTTTAATTCGCTCTCCAACATCAATAGAATTTAAGGCAGCGAATACCTTAGTTGGCGCTACCATTGAGGTGCATCCGCTACTGGTTCAGATTTTTGCGCTTGGTGCTTTTGATCTTGATGATCGTTAGAATCTAAAAATTGAACATTGTTGGCATTAATCTCGGTGGTGTATTGCTTAACACCTTCTTTGTTTTCCCATGATCTAGTCTGCAGTTTCCCTTCAACATAAGCTTGCTTTCCTTTGCCTAAATATTCTGCACATATCTCCGCAAGTTTTCCCCAGACTACAATTCTGTGCCATTCAGTTCGCTCACGCATTTCCCCAGATTTGTCTTTAAATTTCTCACTTGTTGCCATTGAAAAATTACAAACCTTTGTCTCTCCAAGATCTTTAAGCTCAGGGTCACCGCCTAGTCTTCCTACTACAATTACTTTGTTAACTCCGCTCATTCTAATCCTTCCTTTTTTATCGGGTTTTTAGCCCATCGTTTTCCTATCTCACGTTCTATAACAGATAGGATTTTAAAATCTATAGACAAGAACCTATAATTCTACCTAGTATAATGCAAGGGGGAATCATGCAGAAAAATAGCTTAATAGATATTATAATCTGCGCAGCTTTGTCCTTACTACTAACTTATTTATTATCGGAGGTTTTTGATGTTCAACTGCTTAAAGAGGGATTACAGGCAGCCTACTAGGGAATACGGTTCCCATGGCGAGGGCGAAAGCTTTCAGCCAATATGGGGGTATATAATTCCTCATATTGATGAGGCTCAGGGCGCAGAAACCAAAAAAGGATTATCTGAGTATTCTTATGGCGGGATGATCGCCAATTATAATAACAATTTTATTGCATGGGATGATCGTGATGATGGTGGCGTAAAATCTGCAACTAAAAGATTGGTGGCTCACGGAATTAATGCAACTTTTGAAGATCACAAAAACGCATACAATCACAAGGTAGGCGGTGCTGAGATCCTTATAATAAAAGGTGATGAGCTTTCTAAATTTCATGCCGAAAGAATCTTAGAAGCATTCGCTTTAAAATTCCCTGATAGAAATATTAGAGGCGTTAAAGAAATGCGAAAAGGTGGGAGAGGATATAATAATCTTTTGCTTGCTAAAAAAGGTGGTGCAGACGTTGCCTTGCTTGGTGAATTATTCTTTATAGATAATCCAAATGATTTTATAGATCCTAAAGTATATGCTGAATTTATTCGAGACGTTTTGTCTTAGCCTGCTTTTAATTTAGGCATCTGGTTTGAATAAACCCCTTGCCTATCTCTGACCGTTTTTCTCAGGATCTTGCTTTTTAAAGTCTATAGTCTAAGCTTTTTAAATGGCTAAAAAAAATAAATGTATCCTTGTAATCCCAGACCTTCACATTCCATTTCACCACCAAGATAGTTTTGTTTTCTTGAAATCGGTTCGAGATAAATATTCTCCAGACCGTGTTGTAAATTTGGGCGATGAGATTGATAACCACTCAATTAGTTTTCACGATTCGGATCCTGATTTAATGTTTTCACCTTCGCAAGAATTAGAAAAAGCAATCTGGTATCTAAAAGACCTTTACGAAATCTTTCCTAAAATGGATTTGGTAGAATCTAATCATGGGAGCCTTCATTATCGCAGGGGGAAAGCCCACGGCATCCCGAGACATTTTTTCAAATCTTATAAAGAATTACTAGAAGCGCCAAAGGGATGGAACTGGACTTTTGATCTAGTTGTTACTGCAAGTGATGGGAGCGATATTTATTTTCATCATGGGCTTTCTAAGAACGCTTTAAAAACTTCGCAGAACAAATCAATGAATCACTGCTGTGGTCACTTTCATAGTGAATTCGGGGTTAAGTTTTGGGCTAATTCCAGACAATTGTTTTGGGCAATGAATACTGGCTGCCTAATAGACGATACAGCTCTCGCTTTCGAATATGGAAAAAACAATCTCGCTAAATCAATTCTGGGATGCGGAATAATCATCAACGGAATACCCAAACTAATTCCAATGGTACTAAAAAAGAATGGACGATGGGACGGAAAACTACTGTAAGGCAACCACCTCGAAAAGTTCCACGTAAAGCAAGGCGCAGAGAACAGCGCAGGGTATTTAAGAAGCGGTTTAAAGTCTTTTTTGACGGTGAGCCTGATTCGGATATGGATTATTACGAAAACGGCTTAGAATGGATGCTAGAACCCTCTGGAGATTTACCGCAGGATGATTGATAAAGTTAGTAGGCATTATTTACCTGTATTGAAATAATAAATTGTGTTCATTCATCGACACTCCTTGAATAATCCGTGGAGCATGGAAGCGAAGCGGGTTTCTCTACTATTGCGACCTAGTATAATAGTGGTCATTTGACCATTTTAAATTCCGTTCTAGTATAATTCTCCCTACAGTGTGATTTTTCGGGATTTCATCAATTTTTTCGGGATTTTCTAACTATAGAGAGAATTACTATATCCCTTTAGGGAGATTATTGAATTCTGGTATATTTAGGATCCGCAACTAATATCCAAGCCTCGTTAGTTTCTAAAGTATTCTCATGGGCGGTTTTCATCCCTCGCTCATAAGGCATCAAACCTCTGTCTCTTTCTATAAAATCAAAAGCCTCAATCTTTTTAAGAGAGCCTACTATCTGTTCCATGCAGCATTCATATAATTCTTTTTTGAAATCATAAGCGCATACTAATTCTTTTTCCATGGTAATCCTAATTTATTGGGTAGATCCTAACGATTATGCAAGCGTCCTCAGCATAATATTTGCAGGCGGTAAGTTTTATAATTTGAGAATCGTTTTTAAAAACAACGCCTTCCATGCCATCGAAAACCGATTTAGTTAGATTATCAATATCTGGTTTAACGTGAGGGTATTTTCTCTGAACTGATTTAGGTGGCTTGATAAAAAAATCTATCTCAACTTTCAATGCTCCAGTTAAAGGCTCATCGGAATATTGGTTTTTAGAAAGCTTCCCTATTTCAGTTTCATAGGCTTTGGTTTTCGCATCTGTATAACAGATAACGTTTTTCCCCCGCCTTGCGAATCTTGGTCTGCCTTTGGGGAATGGTGGTAAATCAAAATATAGATTAATCATTCAATAATTCTCTAATGATTGGCGTAAAAAGGCTATATATTCGTTAAGTAGCTGAAAACTCGATGTGAATTATTTTCATAAGGCAAAAAAAGGCTTGAAACTAACTTCAGTTGATATATAACTATATCTAGAAACCGAATATAACTGGAGCTAAAAATGGCAATGAATGAGCAAAAACTAAAAGAAATGGCAAGAAAAATACTAGAAATCAGATTAAGCCTTGAGTGTAATGAATCTATTATTGATACCGTCTACCTTACTAATGGCGAACTAATGGGAGAGGCTTTGGTGGATATCCTTTTAGATCTTGGAATGAGTTCTGAGGATATTGATGGCGAATTAGAAAACGCTTGGAGGGCATAATAATGAAAAAGCATATTAAAGAAATTCAGATTAATAAGAATTTAAAAATTGTTCTCAGGGAATGGAATAACTGCACTCCTTATGTGGTTCATAAATATAATATTTCTGAGGACTGTTATTATCAGGGAACATATTGTTGGAATATTAAGGAAGCTGATAGCGAATTTGAAATTATGGTTAATGATAACCTTTGTTTAACTGGAGATTGGAATGGCGAAAATAGCAGAAATGACTAGAGAGGAATTACTCGGAGGCGGTGAATAATGATGAGCAACGAACAATGCGTAGAATTTTTTGATGAACATATTTTAGCAGGGGTCATTGCCCATTATGGAGCCGATGATACCACCGCAATTGCTTATGAATTCGGAATCTATATTGACGGACTTTGCAAGGATGGTGAAATTACAAATTTTCAATACGAAAATTATACTTACTACGATGAGGATGAAAAATGAAGAAAGTACAATTAACAAAAAGCCAACTAGCAGGGCGCTTAGAGCTTGCGGATATTTATAGGGATGATGCCGTAGATGATTTAAAACAGATTATACTAGATATTCTAGATCTAGATTCTGATTCTTTCGATTATGCAGACCAAAAAATTGAAGTAATGGAACAGGTTTCTAGAACATTGCGGGCGCTTAGGGGCTTAGACTTAACCGATTGGGATTGGAATGAATAAGCCAAAAAGAGGTAGACCATTTAAGGATGGGGTCAAAAAGACCTCAGCCGATTATAAAACTATTCATATTAATTTAAAGGATCGGCAATCTGAAACCATGGTGGCTACAGAAAAAGGTCCGACTGAATTTTTTAATATGCTTTATGATTTTTGGTATCAGAATTTTGATTTATATCAAGAACAGGATCAACGCAAAAAAGAATTTCTCAAAAGACTAAAAAGGACAAAGTAATGGAAGTTTTAAAAAATTATTTAGAGAGCCGATTCCCAACATTGAATGAAATAGATAAGGCTCATATAGAATCGCTCATTAAAGATATTCAGCATAAATGCACCTCAGAAGCTTATCAGGCGGGATATGATGCGGGGCGCTTGATTGGAACAATTGAGGGAGAGAGAGAGGAAAGGCTCAGACAGCAAGGTTGGAGCTGATTCTCTTAGTTGGCGCATCGAGCTTGTCGATTCTTTAACTTGGTGCGAAAGTTATCTTTCACAAATTTACAGCCTAGGGAGGGCGCAAAATGAAAAAATTATCTAGTAATGAACGATTTGAAATGAATTCCGCTATTGCGAAAGTCTATAGATACGGAGAGGGGATGCAGGAATCTCTAAGAGAGCTTGCCTCTATAATGGGCGCAGATCTTGGAAGCTCAATAAGAAGTGATGCATCAATCAATACCCTTGAGGGAATGATTGTGGAGTCTATGATTTTTAAGAACGGAGAGGGCGTAAATATGCTTTGGTATGATTCGCTTTTCGATAAGGTTCATTTATATAGAAAACACTTAGAAAATGAAGAGATTCTCAGTAAATCAGAAACGGTCTGGAATGCTGATACGCTAAAAAGCGAATCAAGAACATCGGTTCTATAATGCCACGAAATAGGATGATTAAGCCTGATTTTTGGGCGGACGAAAAAATAGCTGAGTTACCTCTGGGTGCTCGTTTATTATTTATCGGAATGTGGAATTTTGCCGATGATATTGGCGTTATAAGAGCAAATCGAGCTTATTTAAAAGCAAGCGTTTTCCCTTATGATGAGAAAATAACATTCCAGAATATAAATGATTTTACCAATATGATGCAAAGCTTAGGGCTTTTGAAATATATGGAAAGTAAGCGAGAAGGGTATTTTTGCATCCCTTCTTTTTTAAAACACCAGACAATTAACAAGCCAAGCACTTTTAGGAATATCGAAGGGTCTGAGAGGTTTAACGTATTGGAATTATTCGATTCATGGAACTATCACGGATCAATCACTGAAGGCTCCATGCTGAAAGAGAAAGAGAAAGAGAAAGAGAAAGTAAAAGAGAAAGAGAAAGTTACTACATCGGATGACTCCGATGTGATGAGTCCTGAGAGATTAATGGCAGGATGGAATTCAATTACCGAACAATATAAAATGCTGCCTAAGGTAATAAAACTTTCCCCTATAAGAAAAAAGAAGGCTTCTAATGCGATTAAAATAATTCCCGATAAGAAAGATTGGGAAATGATTCTAGGAGAGGTGACTAATAATAAATATCATCTAGGTGATAATGATAGGGCATGGAAGGCAAATTTCGACTGGCTTTTTAAAAATGAAAATTACATTAAACTTTTAGAGGAATCGAAAGCATGAAAGTACAAACTGGAGCAATGACCGAGGCAGAGGCAATAAAGCTAAGGAAAGAAATTAATACTATAGAATTTCAATCCCAATTCCTTTTCTTAAAAGACCATAACGGATTTAGGCGAGGGGAATTACATACTCTCACAAGCCCGAAAGGGTCTGGTAAATCATCCCTCATAAAAGGTTTTTTGATAGAATTTGCGGCACAAAAGAAAAGGGTGTTAGTAATTCTATCAGAGGAAAAAGTGAGTATGTATAGGCTGAACGTCTTTGAAACCATATTAAAGATATGCAAGGGGGATAATGATCTGGCAAACAGCTTGCTTGATAATATTTTATTTACCTCCGAATTGGATATTGACGATAAGGACAAAACGCATAGCAATTTTTTCAAATCAATAAAAGAGCTAGTAATAACTCAAGATATTGATATTTTAATTTACGATAATTATACCACTGGGTTACTCGCAAGGGGTCAGCTTAATGAACAAGAAAAAGGGGTTGATAGATTTAAGCAATTAACCACCAGACTAAATATTGCCACGCTCTTAGTTTATCATACAGCGAAAGGGGTTGATGTTTATAAAAAGATTTTAGATGGCGATGATATTAGAGGCAGCGCAAATTCGGTGAATGTTGGGAGTTATAATTACCTTTTAGCTTTCTATCATAAGACGGAACCGAAAAGAGCTTTTCTTATTATTGATAAATCTAGGTATCACACCAAGGCGAACAAAAAAGTTTACGAATTAAAATATGATATTGAGGGTGGAATTTATACCGACGATATTCGGTCAGGTTTTGATATTATGCAGAATCTAATAGACGGTAGAAAAAAATCAGGATCAATAGGAGGTAAGGCAAATGTTAATTTCAATTAAGTTTTATAAGAATTTTTTACTCTCAAAATATAGTGAGGATGAGTATGCAAAAGATAAACTGCGGGAGCTTTTTAAATATTTCGTAGCATCGCAGCCATTATCTAGCGAAGAAAAAGACGCTGTAGAATTAGAAACCCTAGGCGCTATCCTCCCTCCAGATCATAGAAGGGTAAACGATTCAATTTTAGAGAGCCACGATATTATTCAGAGCTTTTTAAATGATGATTACGTATCGATGGCAGGACGGCATGAGCAGAATAAAATAGAATTAAATTCGGATCTTAATTCTCTAGAAAGAAGCGTAGAGAAAATTAGGCAGGATATTATGAAAGGTATGACCCCTGAGGGAATTGAGAAAGCCAAGGCAATGGGCTTACTTTGAGAGATATATTTGGATATTCCAAAGCATTTTGTTCATATCCTTATTGCGGGCGCTTATGGTTTTGGAGCCGAGCGCCTAGAACAATTTATAGGGTAATCATCCTTGATATTCGAACTTTCTGGAGGCAACGTAAGGAATGGAAAAAGTAGAAGAACTAGAGCCATTCGACTGGGATTTTAATAAAGACGGTCTATGGTTAGGATGGGTAAAACCTAGAGAGCTAGAAAGGAATTGTATAGATAAAGCATTGAAGGCGCTTTATGGGAAAGATTCACACAAGCCAACAGGCGCAACTCGATGGGATTTTAGAAAAAAATAAACTGGAGAATTAGAATGAGAGAACCAAGTAATGACTTGAGAAAGGTCACGCTCAATACGCTTTTAAAATTAAGAAAGAATAATTATATAAGCGTCTATTATAAAAATCATACCTACGATAAAAATCTAGTAGAGAATGAAATCAAAAGAAAATTAGAGAAGAATAAAAAGGTTTGGTGCTATCAATGCGAGATAATTCATATTCAGATTGAATGTCCATCCTGCCGAGAGGTGGAAAAATGATAATTCAATCGGCAACAATGGATAAAATATCTGAGCTTCTACCGAAAGGTTCTAAACTTCTTTATTTTGATGATGATGGGCTGCGGTTATTTATCGCTTATGAATTTAATGGAGTTGGTTATAAAACAACGGTGAAATCTACCAGTTACATGGGAGCGCAAGGGCGCAAGGGAAAGGTGAAAAATGATAATGCTAATTAGAGAATGCTCGGAAGGAATTACTCATCACGAGGTTATAAAGAATGAGGCATCGCTACTAAATTATTTTGCGGTTCTTCTTTTCGATGATGATCCAGTTGGTTTAGAAATCGCAACGAATTACATAGGGTCAAAAACCCCTGCGTTTACCATAGGTGATGATTTCAAGGCTTGGATTATATATAATTACGAGATAGTGGATGAGAGCTTTCAAGGGAAAATTATAAACGGAAAGTTGGTTTAATATGAAAGAGAATGAACAGCAAAAGGCAGCAATGGACGAATTTCGCAGCGTCTTATATCAATGGAGTAAAGAGAACGGTCGAATCTTAAAAGGCGATCAAGTTAAACTTTTTGGCGCAGGATATTTTGCGGGAATGAGAAAGATTGGTGATGAGGTTCAAAGGCTTAAAGAAATGGAGAAAGGTGATGAGGGATAGAATACTAGACGTTCTAAATGAGTATGTAGAAAAATATGGAGAGGAATTGAATTACGTATCTTTCCCTGAGGGGTTTAATGTTCTCACTCCAAACGGTAAAGATCGCCTAGATGGTGATAGTCTTATGGGTCATATCAGAATCAAGGAACTAGAGGAAGAAATTGAGAGGCTAAGAGATGCTTAAAGAGATAAAAACACAAAAAGACAAAGTTAAGGCACTTTTGCGTGATTATCCAGAAACCAGATCATGCGATAAATTATTATGGCTTGGATTTATGAGGCTATACGGTGGTTTCGCAGATCTTTCCGAGCTTGATTATAGAAGGGTGAGAAAAATCATCCTAGAAGCAGCGCCCTTTGAGTCAATTAGGCGATGCAGGCAAAAGCTTCAAGAACATAATCCAGAGCTTTCGGCTACGGATATAGTTAAGGAATTTAGAGGCAAGGAACAAAAAGATATGTCTGATTATTTTGGGGGTAAATAAATGGCGCAGGAATTTAAAGAAGTAGCTTTTTCTAATATAGATCAAAAAAAGTTTAGAAAGAATTATAATAAGATTTTCGGTGAGCGTGAAAAAATAGACTGCGCTCATTGTGACTTATCATCCAGACAGAAAAAGGGAGAGGCGTTTCAATGCCCCCATTGTAAAAAGAAGAACTATTCGGAGAGATTGAATGAGTGAGGAAACATTTGAAGAGTTTATTCAAAGAATGAAAGAGAGAGCAACAGAGGAAGGCATAGAAATATCGGCTAGCTTTAGTATCTTTCAGCTTGAAAATTCTTGCGAGTATATTTGGAACCATCAACAACAAAAATTAGATAAGTGTAACAAAACTATGTCACGACAGCTTGCTGACATTAAAATGTTACATAAAGAGCTAGACACCAAAGACGCTGAGATTAAGGAGCTTGATTGTAGGTTATTGGTAGAAAGTGATAATAACAGGATTGCCGAGCATCGAATAAAAGAATTAAAGAATGAGATAGGTAAATGGTTATCTCATGTCACTAAGTTAGACGATATTTTAGAGACACTTAGGGAGATTAATAGTACCTATAAAAAAGCCGAGGACGATTTAGAGGTTAGCTGCTTAATTGGAGAAATATTAGACCGCCCTGAAGTAAAAGCTTTATTAGAAAGGGATAAGATATGAAAGAGCTTGGAATAGAATCTAATGATTGGAAAATGAAATTTCAATCAGTAAATGAGACTAAAGAGAGAATCGCCAAGGAACATTATAATTATCAATGCGAGATAGAATCCCTCACCAATAAACTAGAGGAGCTTGAGGGTGAGAATAAATTAGCTCTCAAGGTAATTAAGGGACTTAACCCTGAGGCTATTCTTGAAACGAGCTTACTTAACGACTCCCTCACCAATAAACTATTGGTGCTTACTAGGTGTTACTACGATAATGGTGAGGATAACAAAGGGTGTTTGTGCCAAGGCTGTAAAAACAAACAATCAATAAAAGGAAAATGAATAATGGAAAAAGAAAGTATAATTTTAGGCGCTGCTAATCTCAGGCTAATTGATGAGGTTAAGAATTTAAAGGCGATCATAACTGAGAATGAAAAGGATCCTAGCAATTTCAAGGAAAGATACTACGAGCTTGTCGATTCTTACTGTAAATTAAAGGGCGATTTTTTAGCCGAGAAAAGAAAGTCCACGGCTTTAATGCTTAGATGCGGAGATTCTGGTGGAATCTAAGAACTGGAAAGCGATAGATCATTCGTGGCGCACAGGGCTGAGGGGTAAGTGTCAGGCTTGCTCAAGTAATAAATAAAAGATAACTTAAATCGTGCGGATCTAAAAAGTCCGCTCGCCTTCCTTGCGCAATGGGTTATGATGGCTTTCTTTCCAGTTTTCCGTCATGCCCTTTGCGTTTTTTGACTCTCCAGACTATTTCTCGTAGGATTTATGAATCAGGGAGAACTCCATGAAAAACCAGTGTGAACGCATTGTTGAAACAGAACTGCATAAATTAGTACCGCATCCAAAAAACCCCAATACGCATTCTGAGGAACAGATTGAGCGCCTAGCTAAATTAATAAGCTATCAAGGCTTTCGTTCTCCCATAGTCGTATCAAATCAATCGGGCTTTATAATCGTAGGGCACGGAAGGTTAGAAGCTGCAAAAGGCTTAGGGCTTGAAACGGTTCCAGTAATATACCAAGATTTTAAGGATGAGGCGCAAGAATACGCCCACATGACCGCTGACAATGCCATTGGCTCATGGTCTAAATTAGATTTCTCTCAGATTAATACGGATATTTTAGAACTCGGTCCTGAATTGAATATCGAACTTTTAGGTATAAAAGAATTCACAGTGGATCCAAGCGAGATAGAACTGCCAGATTTAAAGGCAGGCGATAACGGACCGTGTCAGAAAGTAACTTTTACCTTATCAGATGAACAGGTTGATAAGGTGAAGGAAGCAATGGAAAAGGCTAAATCTTTCGGACCGATACATGATGACCTAAATGAAAATTCAAACGGTAATGCCCTTGCGAGAGTGGCTGAATTATTTATAAGTAGCTGCGATGTCAGCTAAAAGCATTGAAATTAAACCGATTAGCTCCAAGGATGCAAATGCGATCTGTAAAAGATTTCATTATTCTGGGAAAGTTGCTGCGATTTCACAGCTCCATTTTGGCGTTTTTTATAAGGGTCAATGTGAAGGGGTAATGCAATACGGACCGCCAATTGATAGGCGCAAGTTATTACCATTAGTTAAGGGCACAAAGTTTAATGATTTTCTTGAGCTTAATCGAATGGCTTTCTCTGATAATCTCCCTAGGTTTTCAGAATCTAGAGCCATTGGAATCGCTCATCGAATTATTAAAAAGAATTATCCACATATTAAGTGGATCATATCGTTTGCAGACGCAACGCAATGCGGTGATGGGACAATCTATCGAGCCTCTAATTTTCTGCTAACTGCTATTAGAAAAAACTCTACTATCTACAAATTGAAGGATGGTGAGGTAGCCGCCAAGCACGGTACGTCTAAGAAGGATTTTAATGGGGCTGAGAGGCTTGTTGGGTATCAGTTGCGATACATTTACTTCTTAGATCCAAAAATGCGGGAGAACCTAACTGTGCCAGTGATTCCGTATAGTGATATTGAAAGATTAGGCGCATCAATGTATAAAGGAAAAGTGCGTGGGTAGTTTAAAAGTAAAACAGACTAATTCCATTAGTAAGAAAGCGGTGCATTACCGACTTCCACGCTCCATTATAATCCCGAGATATTTATGAGCGATGAAAAAGATTTAGGCGGTAGACCTAGAATAGAAATTGATATGGCTGAACTTGATAAGCTCTGCACTTTGCAGGCGACCATTGAGGAAATGGCATCATGGTTTGACTGCTCAATTGATACGGTAGAGAGAAGAATTAAAGAGCATTCTGGTAAAGGATTTGCGGAGTATTTCGCACTAAAGAGAGGAAAGGGTAAGATATCCCTTAGAAGAAAGCAGTTCGAAACCGCCATGAGTGGAAACGTAACCATGCAAATCTTTCTAGGGAAAAACTACTTAGGGCAATCCGATAAGCAAGAAATAGATCATAAGGTTTCTGAAATCAAAATTTCTGGCGACGATGGAGACCTCTGAGGGATTTAAAAAAACCCTTATTCAAGTTAAGGCGATTACGCTTCTAGCGGGTCATGCTCTCCACAATATGCTTTATGGTGGATCCAGATCTGGGAAAACTTTTATCCTATGCTATGCGGTTATTCTAAGAGCCTGCAAAACTAAATCAAGGCATTGCATTTTAAGATTAAAATTTAATCATGCGAAAAGAGCCATCTGGTTAGATACAATTCCAAAAGTAATGAGCATCTGCTTTCCAGACCTTACTTATAAAACTAATTCCACTGATTATTATATCGTGCTGCCTAATGGCTCAGAGATCTGGGTCGGTGGATTGGATGATAAGAAACGAGTGGAGAAAATTCTGGGGAATGAATACTCTACTCTTTATTTTAACGAGTGTTCTGAAATTCCTTTAAGCTCTATTAATATTGCCCTTACTAGATTGGCTGAAAAGAATTCACTAGTTAAAAAGGTTTACTATGATGAGAACCCACCAAGCAAAAAACATTGGAGCTATTGGCTCTTTATAAAATTTTGGCATCCGGAGGCTGAGGAAGAATTAGACCCTGCAGATTATTCCTGCATGGTGATGAACCCTAAGGATAATCTTGAGAATATAGATCCTGATTACATAAAGAATATTTTAAGCAAGCTACCCGAAAACGAACGCATCCGCTTCCTCAATGGTGAGTTTGTGGACGGGGACGATGGGGTCACTTACTACGAATTCGACCGTGAAATCCATACAAGTTCTGAGGCTATACAAAGACCAGGTACTACTTTCATAGGGATGGACTTTAACGTAGATCCTATGACGGCGGTTCTGTTTCAATTCTACAATAATACTATCTGGGTTTTCGATGAGATATTCCTTCGCAATTCCGATACCCCTAAAATGTGTAAAGAATTAAAACGTAGAGGGTATGCGGGGCTAAAAGTTATCCCTGATTCTACAGGTGGAAATAGGAAAACGTCAGGTAGATCTGACTTTGAAATACTAAAGGAAAATGGTTTTGTATGCGAGAATGTTTATAACCCTTTCGTAACTGACCGAGTTAATAACCTGAATAGACTTTTAGCAGCTAATCGCATTATGATTAATCCTAAGTGTAATAAACTTATCAACGATCTTGAACAGGTCGCTTGGAAAGATAATAAACTAGATCAAAAGGGCGAATCGAAGCTCTTGACCCATATTTCTGACTGCCTAGGTTATGGTGCTTGGAAAATGGAGCCAATAGTCGGCAAATCAAAACGAGCAATAAGGTTAAGTTAATGGACATTAGAGATTATAGAGTAGCAGAACAATTGATCCAAGAAATCGAAAGCAACCAATTCGCAGAGCGGAGAAAGCAAGAATATAAGGCTTACAAAGTTGCTGAGGGTGGTCAGCGAGAGTATGTTCTTTCAGAGCTGCAGGGTTTATTCCCTAAATCATGGGACACCATGAGGGTTTCAGATATTTCTGTAAGCAATAAGGTTCTTTCTAAATTTGCAAAAGCCTACAAGGATAGCCCGATTCGTGGACTTGAGAGTCAGACCGATGAGGTTAATGATCTATTTACGGAATCGGATTTTGATTCCAGAATGGCTGAATTCGATAGGGATTATAATCGCCAAAGATATGGGCTTTTATGGGTAAATGAGATCGACGGAAAGCCATCATTTCATTCTTTAAAAGGTTTTGAGTCTTTCGTTAAAAGAGATCGCCAAACTGGAAAGCTTCAAGCCGTTGTTATTAATTATCCAAGCGAAGTTATTACTTATAATTCTAATTCCAATGCCGATGGTATCGAGCAAGATCTTTCAGAGAGTCAAGATGATTCGAGCGCAGAGTCTAGAGTCTATGCGATGTGGACGGATGAATTCCATGCGGTCTGGAGAATTACAGAAAAAGAAATCAGAGGTGTAAAAACCTCAAGCGTTGAGATGGTAGAAATCGAAGGCAATCCCAATAATGTAAATGATCTGGGTAGGCTTCCTTTCGTTTTTAGATCTAAGAACTCATCGGTAGATCTACCATTTCTTAATCAATTAACTGAACAATCAATTACCTATAATGTATTGAATTCTGACTTTCTAACTGCGATGGCTCTCCAAGGGTATGGACAGTTAGTGGTTACGATGCCTGAGGATATGGCGGTTGAATCTATGCACAGTGGAATGACTACCGCAATGACTCTCCCAATTGTTCAGGGAGCCGATGTTCAAGCCGATGCTAAGTATATTAATCCTTCTCCAGATCTTGCGGGAATGAAATTGACCCTTGATAATTATGCGGGAGATATTACTGGTGAGCATCTAGGGCAAACTCAATCTGTTAACTCTAACCAAACCTTTTCTAGTGGACTTGAGAGAGTAATAGCGCAAGCCGATGTTACCGATATCATCCAAGGGAATCAGAGAGTTTATTCTAAAATGGAAAAAGAGGTAGTGGATATCCTTAGAGCTTACGGTCAATTAGCCGATGGCAAAAATGAATTAACTACAATCTTTCCGAAAGCAAAAGTGCAAATTTCCGATGCTGAAACACTGACTAATATTAAAACAAGACTAGAGCTTGGATTAATCACTAAGGTTGAAGCTCTGCAGATCATAGATCCGAATCTGGATGATGATGATGCGGTAAAGAAGCTTGCAGAGATAGGAAAACAGAATAATGAAGCTATAGAGGCTTTTAGAGGTGGGGATAATGCCGATAGAACTGGACGAGATAAGCTACGAGTTGGATCTGACCGAGAAGTTGAAAAAGATTCCGAGAAATAAGCGAAAGGAAGCGAAAGAATTAGTTGGGGTTTATCTTTTAGATGCCATCCTGAATGATACTGATAACGCCAAGAGTCCAGTAAGCGGGAAAAAATACCAAGCCCTCAGTAGCGACTATAAGGCGTTTAAAAAGAAAAAAGGTAAGGGTACTAAGGCTAATTTAAGGCTAAACGAGAAAATGCTCCCAAAATTAAAGTCTAAGAATACCGTAAAGGGCGTTAAGATCTTGATGCGAACAGGCTTGGAGAAAGAGCTTGCGAAGGCTTACAACCATAATGTTGGTGATACTTTACCTAAGCGTGATTTCTTGCCAGATGATGATGGCGCTCCAGTTAAACCTAGATTGAAAGGATCCGACCAGTTCAGATCTGATATTGTTCGAGGGATTGATGATATCCTAGAGGACTTTTAGTGAGCATCACTATTAAGAAGAATTTAAAATCATTAAAAACATTCTCAAGGGATGTTAAGAAGAATTTCTCTAGAAAATTAAAGGATGATATTGCAGACGAAATCATAGTGGATATTATTCAAGGGAAATCACCTGTTCGAAATCATACTTTCAAGCCTTATAAGAGTATTAAATATAAAGGGCGCAAGCGTCCTGTTGATATGTTCAAAACTGGAGATCTATTAAAATCTATTCATGTAAAACAAAATAGGCTTGGAGAGATCCTAGTCTCTTTTAAGGATGAAAAAGCAGAATGGCATCAAGAAGGTCAAGGAAAACTGCCAGTTAGAAAGCTTTTGCCAGTTAAGAGAGGCGAAAAGTTCAATATAAGACTTACTAAATTCATCAACAAAATTTTAAAACTTGCTGTTAAAAAGGCAGTAAAGAAGCAATAATTTTACAAACGAGTAAGAAATTACTTATTATTTAATCGAGCGAACGCTCTAGGAGTTAATTATGGTCGAAGGACAAAAAGAAGCATCAACGGAAGAAAAGGCAGAATTGCCAAAAACAGAAGTTGGGGAAAAAGCATTATTAGATAGACTGGCGCAATTAGAGTCAACTAATGAAAGGCTATTGGCACAATCAAAAGAGAATGCCGATAAGTACCGATCAATGAGGGACGCTAAGGACGCAAGCGAAAAAGAAGAACTGTTGAAGCAAGAAAATTACAAAGGACTTCTAGGGAAAAAGAATGAAGAATATTCAGCCCTTGAGGAAAATTTTAATACTCTTAAAAAGACAGCTCTTAAAAAAGATTTAGATTTTACCGTTGCAAAGCTTATTGATAAGCCGCTTGCTAATGGTGCCAGTGTGGACGATGTGATCGAGCAAGTTCTAAAAACTGGAGTTGTAGAGATCCTAGAAGATGAGAGCGGGTTTGCTAATATCGAGGAAGCATACAACAAGGTAAAAGAATCTAAGGCTTTTCTTTTCGATGCAAAAAAGTCGACCATGATTAATGCGGTTCCAAGCGGTCAAGCTCCGTCAGGAAAGAAATTAAGTCAGGGCGAACAATTAAGTTCAGCTCTAGAATCTATCTTTAAAAATAGGGGATAAATATGGCAGACGTATTAATGGGAGTAACGGAAACAACCGCAGCTTCTCACGAACAAGTATCAAAACTAGCTCAGAGCTATTTAATTCAACAAGCAAAACTTGCTGCAACGGTAACTGATTATTCTTTTCTTGCAGTACCAGGTGCCGCTTCTGTTGCACTTCCTAGAAGTGGGGGTTTCACGGTTGGCGACAAGTCAGAAAATACGGCAGTAGATGCGCAGGTAATTACGTACGCAAAAGATACAATTTCTCTAGATCAACACCGTGTTGTGCAATTTCTTTTAGAGGATATCGCAGGGGTTCAGTCAAATGTAGCCGTTGTTCAAGATGCTCTAATGAAAGCAACTAAGGATCTTGCTCTAGATATGGACAACAAGATTATTACAGAACTTAGACTTGCTTCTGCTTCTGGTCCTGACCACCTAATCAAGTTCACAGATGCCACTAACGAGGACATTGAGCTTGCTGATATTCTTAATGCTAGAGAGCTTTTAGTTACTCAAAACATTGACCCAAGAGAATGTTACATGGGTGTAGGCGCTGACCAAGAAAGATATATGCTTGCAATTGATAACTTTATTTCAGCCGAGAAATACGGAAGTAATGAACCTATCATGCAAGGTGAAATCGGTAGAATTTACGGAATGAAAGTTCTTGTTCATACTGGTTTTTCTCAAGAAGCTTGCTTCTGGCATCCTTCTGCAGTTGGTTTCGCTATTCAGGCAGGAACTCGTTTTCAATCACAACCAGATCTTGCAAATCTTGCGACTAGATACTCTCTAGACTATATCGCAGGTTTTGAAGTTCTTGACAGTGGTAAAAGACAAGTTCAGATTTCTGAAACTGCTTAATAATTATTTAATTATTAATATTGAAGGGAGGGTTTCGGCTCTCCCTTTTTTTCTAGGCGCTAAATGGAAAACTCTACGTTAATAGCTGTGTCGCTTGAGGCACGAACGAGAAGTGAGCTATCAGGCAAGCAATTGCTTAATAATGCCAAACATAATACCTTTTTCAGATACTTTGATTTTCAGAAAGACGGAAAGCGTTGGGTATGTTTTTATTATGCCGATGCAGCACCTCATTCAAGGCAAATTGAAAAGCATCAAATAAAATTCCCTAAGGATGGTGAGGAATGAGTAGCACAATCACTAAGGATGCGGAAAAAAAGAAATTTATTGACGGATCATCTCAGGAACCAAGCGTTAGGGTTCAGATCGCCAATGGTTTTCAGGTAAATAAATTAGCAAAATATGTCGAGGCTGTTTATACGAATAGCAATATGACTGTAACATATAATTATTATGAATCTAGCTCTAAGGCTACGCTATATAATTCTATCGTAACCTCTTATTCTGTTGCACAAGATACAGAATTTACGAGCGCAGAGTGGGCTTAAAACTCAATCCCTTTACTGGAAAATTTGATCTAGTTTCTAAGGAAGCTGCTAATTTTTCTTATAACTATATTGTTGCGACTCAAACCCTAGAGGTTCCAGAGTATCAACAAATGATGGTGCATGATGCCTTAACTATTGATGGGGTTTTAGAAATAAATGGAGAGGTGATACTTCTAGATTTTAATATCCCTAGTCGATTAATAGAAACCTCGGTGAGCGAATCTATAAACATTGAAATTTACGAAGTCATTAGACAAACTGTGTCGGGTATTACGACAAGCTTGAGCAATGCTATTGCAGGCTCTACAATAACAATAACGAATAGAAGCGGTGGCGATAATACCTTAAATATAACAGTACAAGGTACAGCTTCACCAATCATAAAAGATTTAGAAAGTTTCTCTCTAATATATAACGGAACCGATTATGACATTACTTAGAGATATGAAATCTATTGGCGAAACCTCTACAGGTAACACCACGACCACGCCTTTA